TGTTTCTTCTGCGGATTTCTGAGCGTTCTCCATAGAAGCATCTGCCGCTTCTTGAATAGACTGCCTATACTTTTGGACGGCAATAACTGTTGCTGTTATTGCGGCTGTAATTCCAGCAAGCACAAGCCCAGTAGCATTGCCGCTAGTAAGAACTTCAAGGAATCCTTTAAACCCAGTAGCACCAACTTCCGTTGACATATCTTTCAAAGTCGAAAGCTGAGAAACAATATCTGAGATAAAACTAGTAACTTTCCCAAACTTTTCTGGTGCGTTGAACATGAACTTCGCCGCAAAAATACCACCTACGGCTTCAAGCGCAGTTCCCAAGTCTCCTACGACATTAAGAAGTTTTGTCGCACCATCTAATAGTCCTTTGAAAAAGTCGGTGCTTATAGTCTTAGCGATGAACTCCGTCCATGTATTCTGAAGGATATTCGCCTTTGCGCTCCAAGTGTCGAGCATGACTCCGATTTCTTTGTCGGCACTTCCCGCCGATTCAGCCATCTTATTCATCATGCCCTCGTACATACCTTCTTCTCCGTCCTCACCGTAGTAATGTCTCAGTAAGGCATCAAGTTGGTTAGTACGAAGCTTCCCGCCAAGAGCCATCTCTATGGTTTTTAAATCCTTTTCGGTAATAGCGTTTTCTCTATATGCTTTCGCAAGAGCCGCTACAACTTCCATCGGATTAACCATATCCCCAGTTTTTTCAGCCGCATCTAATGCACTCTGTGCGTATTTATGTAAAACCTCATCAAGCGACTCGACTTGCTCTTTAGTTACCGTGACACCCTCTTCCACTTCCGTGGTAGTGTCCTTCATAATGTTCAAAATCAACGCACGAAGCGCAGTTGCGGCTTTCGTTCCGCTTTGCTGTGTAGCCGCAGTAATTGTACCTAGTGCCGCAATTGTTTCCTCGACAGACATTCCTGCCATTGCCGCAACAGACGCTACGTTAGGCATACCTTGAGCAAGCTTATCGATAGAAGTTGCATAGTTGTTCTCGACTACGTTCGCTTCATCCAGAACACGAGATAGGTCTGTAACAGAACCCTTCATGTCCCATGCCGCATCTACGGACAGCAGAAACTGGTTAGCAGTACTTGCCGTTACATCACCGACCAACTGCGTCTTAATAGCTAGTTCGCCAAGGTCATCCGCTAAGTCTTTATATCCCGCTTTTGCGAAAGCAGAAACAGACTCAAGGTATTCTTGAGCCGACACGCCATACTTGGAAGCAGTCTCATATGCCCCTTTCTCGATTACACTCATCTGCTCAGCAGAGAAGTCGGTAACCTTTTGGATAGAAGCCAATTCGGAATCTACTTCCTTCATTGTATCTAACGCTTGATTAAATGCTTGAACTGTGCCATATATGGTCGCAGACACCATCTGGTACATTCCAAGGCGAGCAAAGTATTTGCCAAGAGAAGTCCCTAGAACTTGCTCGAATATTCCTGTCTTTTGTGTTGCTTCGGATATGTTTCGGTTGTAAGCATCCCAATCAACTATGTCATCTTTAAGTTGACCACGTTCACCGCCATATGAATTTCTCCAGTCTGGCATAGAACCAAGAAGTTCACTTTTTAATTGTGCATGGGTTTTATGTTGCCAGTCTCTTCCAGACGGCAACGCCATAATTTGCGGTCTTCCTTGATTTCCAATATAGCTATAATTCCCGTTGTTATCTCCAGTCATGTAAATTACATCACTAGAATTGTTCGTTGGGAATTTTGCCCTCGCTCTTACGGAACTACCATGAGAACCGCCAAGAACAAATCCTGTACCCGCATACTGGTTCGCAGGATAAACCATAATTCCAGTATTTGTAGAACCACTGCCCGCAGGAAGAGCAAGCCTTTGGACTTGTGTACTATTACTTCCTATAATGCCGCCAAGACCTTGAAGAATCTGGCTCTGCCCATAGGACATCCCCTGTTGAACCGTACTAAATAATGTTGCTATCTGTTTAGTAAGGTTCTGTACGCTTGTTGCGGCTTTATCTGCACCTTTCCCGATTTGTTCTATTCCCGCAGTAAGAGCTTTCGTTTCGTTACTGCTAGTCTTAACGCTTTTGCCAAGGCGTTCAACTTCCGCTTCAAGTTCTTTTATGCGTTGTGAAGAATATTTAGCCCATGCTTCTACGTCACCTTTGTTCGTAAACGCATCTTTCATCTGGCTCTGCAACTGCGACACAGCACTTATAAGGACTCTTATTTGTTCTTGAGCAGTCCTTGTATTTGCAGAAACAGTTACATTGCCGCTAACGTTTTTGATAAGTTGCTCTATTTGAGCAACTTGCGTAGCAATGTGTTTAGAATCTATATCAACGTGTATTGTTACTTTCGCCATTTCAATTACCCTTCACAAGTACTTGTATTACCACGACTCTGTCGCGTCATATCCAAGCTTTATTAACAGTGCGACAAGCGTATCATCCAGTTCTTCTGCTAACTCATCTGGGATTGGGTGACCAGTCAAATAATTCCTCGGATACGGTTGCTTATAGTTCTTCTTCCCCTTTATTACAACATCGGCGGCATTAACATTCTTCCAATAACTATATGAATGTTGTAATGGGGCTTTTGATTCTATCGTTAAAGCAAGTTCATCTGCGGAGACAAGTATGTTTTTTCTGTCTTGTATTCCGCCATGATACTTTCTTCTTGATGCCCTTGCCCTTGGACTAACTTCTTCATAATCATCATATACAATGTCCTGCTCAAGCATTTGGACTTCCTCTTGTAAAGTCCTTGCAACTCTCTGTGACTTCAAACAAGTTTTAACATCCCCAGTGAGTCTTTCTATTTCTTTATTAACATCGTCCGCCAAGCTCATTGTATGCCCTCTATGCAAAAACATTCCTAAATGCTTTACGGTACGCAAAGCACTTAGGAATGCCCCTTGCCGAAACAAGGGGCTTAATCGTTACGCTGTTACTGTGCAGTCTGTCGTGACCGTAAGGTCGTTCAGAGAAGCAGTAATCGTGCAACTTCCTGCCGCAACACCCGTGATGACACCCGCATCCGAAACGGTTGCTGTGCCGTCCGCACTCGACTCGTAAGTAAGGTCGGAATAGTCGGGCTGTACCAACTGATTGTTGATAACATACTTAACAGGAAGCTGAACTGTTGAATCAACCGCTACCGTGATAGCACCGCCAACAACTGCAAGACCTTCTACGAGAGTCGTGGAATCTCCAAGCGGTACATAGACCATATACGCAAGGGCAGTAGCCGCAGACTCCGCACAAACGCCAGACGAAACTGCTTCATCGTAAGCGAGAGCAGAACCGCTGAAGTCCGTAGTAGCCGCAGTTGTCTGAGAACCTTCCGTATCGGCTTTGCCGCTGAACTGCATCCTCGGAATCCAAATGTAGAAGTCTCCGCATTTGCTTCCTTGGTTGTTGGAAGAACCCTGTGTGTTGTAAGCGGGCATACGAATCGTAACAACCTCGACCGAAGGAGCGAAGTTGGAAGCGATACGCAGTTGCTGTGCAGAAGCGTTCCGCACGAAGTAGCGAACACAGTAGGATTGACCCGACTGTGCCGTGAACCCTTCAATCTGATAAGTGTCAGCGTTCACAACATAAGCCTTGCCGTCCGTATCGATAAACGCATACGGTTCAGCCATGCCGTATCCTGCAACAGGGGCTTGCGAAACAGCGATTGTACCGCTCTGTGCAGTAATGCTCTCGATGACAGGCACGATACCGTTGTAGGACAAATCGCCGCCAACGGAAAGCGCACGGGCTTCAAGAGACATATTCGCCGCCGTAAGAGTCAGACTGACTTCTGCGGAATCTGGCAGATTGATAACGACAGGGTTGCCAACAGAAGCGTTGATAGGGCTCATGTTGACGGTAGTCGTGAACTGGCTTGTCTGGACTTTGTTGGAATAATAATCCAAATCACCCGTTGACGGGTTATGACACCAAACATCCATCGTTCCTTTGACATAGTAAGGTGTCGTTGCTCTATTAAAAGCCATCCCTTTAATCTCCTTTAGTTTAACGTACTGGGCAGATTGGGAAGCGCATCCACCGTTTGAACCGCTCCGCTTACTCTGCGTTGGAATGCTTCCGCACTCACAACTCCAAGATTCTCTCTCTGTTTGTTGAAGAACAGAGACGGATACGGATTACCTCGTTCCCACTTGACCATGCCCGACATCTCTCCGATGTTGGAAACCGTGAATCTCCTCTCACGTTCCATAGCATCCCGAATCTTCTCAAACTCCCATATTGTCCATTCTTCAATCTCATAGAACCTTCTATGCTGATAACTCGCAACCGATGCTATCAAGTCATCCGTGTCTACATCCAGATTGACAGTACCGTTCAATAACCGAATATCTTCGTCTGCTTGAACGAGTTCGAGATTCTCCGATTCGTCTGGCAAGTGTCTGCCGTTCAACTCGGCAATGATTTCCCTTATTTGCCCTATCTGCGAAGCACCTAGTCTCACGACATTCTCCGCTTCGCTTGTATACTGCGTAATAATCAACGCAGTTAAGTTGGTCTGGTCTTTCTTGTCTACAACGTGCTTCACTTGCTGACTCAAATTCTCATTGTTTATATGCAAGGATTCACACAGTAGCCACAAAAACTTTGCCCAACTTCCACGAACAGGACTGTCTTGCAGTTTCTCGTCCAGATACATACCGAATAAAGCTTGTGCGTATGTCTTTGCCGCATAAATCACGGGGAGCGCAGACATTCTCATTGTCAGCGCAGATTCACACGACACGAACGTGTCATACTGCTTAACAGTCAGCGGATATATAAGCAACCCGAAAGCTTCATAAGGTTTCCCCGTCTTTGCGGATTCTCTAATACCCTGTTTATCAAAAAACTGGCTCATCAAATGATTCCTCTTTTCTTCCAGTTCATTGCCAATGTTCTTTCCAACGCTTCCAACGCATTGAACGCATTGGATTTGTGTTGCAAGTTAGTTGTTACAACTAGTTGTTACAACTTATTGATACAAATCGTAGTACCCACCGCCGCCGATGCTTTCAAACGACATCGTCAGCATCCGACCTACTCCGATACGCTCGTCATAAATCATTTCACTCTCATCGTCTATGTGTGTGTTTCTGTCCCACATAAACGTGCCGACACCGTCTATATTCACACCGTTCAACGCTTCCACAATCGCCATCTCCATCGCAAAGGTTCTTGCTACAGCGGTCGTTCTGGTGTTCGATTCGAGAGCATAGTTCGTCATCATATAAAAGATAACGGAGAACATAATGTTCCTTGACCCTCTCGGAATCGTCCTTCCCATTACGATTCGCAATGTCGTGCTTCCATCGTAATCGGTAGGATTGATAAGCATCTGCGTGAACATCCGATACCCCTTCGCTGTCGGCGGGTTAGTCGGTTCAAACGGATTGAAGATAATCGACTTCCTCTCCTCGACAGTAGGTAAATCGTGTTCCAACGGCTTGGCATCATCGTAGTAAAGATACTTGACAAGCCTTGCCCTAGGGTTATCGTTTGTAATAATAGGATTCGGACAAGTCGCTGTCGGGAACAGCATGAGATAGTCCCGAAGTTTATTCGGAACATTCTCTATTTCTGAACCCGCCCAGAAATCCTGTACTTTTTTGTAAGGGGAATAGATATCGATATCCATACCTTACTTCTCTTCTTTCTTGTCCGCTTCCTTAATTGTTCCCTTCATCCCCTCAATCTCTTGCGTCAGCTTCTCCAGTTGCTCCAACTGTTCCTGCAACGCTTCGGGACTCTGAGATAAAGAAACATACTGTACAAACCGTGCAAGCAAGTCGTTCTTCGCTTCCGCAAGGGAATTGATTTCCGTACCAAGCATCCGATAAAATTCCCTGTAATCATCGACAAGGTCGTATACCTTGTTTCTGATTTCTGGGTCTTTGCTCGACTTAAATCTGTCAAGCTGATTGAAGATTGAGGACGCTCCCCACACATCGTACTGTTCTGTAGATAAGTCCTCATCTTCCATCTTCTTCAAATACTCCCGAAGCAGAACGAGCATCCCGTAAAGCATCCTCTTCTGCGGATTCTCTTGAAATCTGCTCGGAAATACTTTGTCAACTTCCTCGTTCCCTGTCGAGATATCGAACTGAAGCAGACAATCCTGTGCATACGCTCTCGCCATCGCCGTCTTCTTCGCAAGTGGCAGATAGGATACTGCGTTGCGGATGTCTTCTTCTGTTAAAATCTTCTTGTCCTTCGCTTCCATGCCTGTGTTTTTCCTTTCGCTTTAATTAGGCTGTGTCTTGTTCGATTTAAGCAGACTTAGAACCCTTCTGCTCAAACCTTCCTTCCTTGATATACTGGATATCCCGTTCGACAAGCATCAAACTCTGCTTCAATCCTTCAAACGTCTCGGATAATGCCGCAAACTTTTTTCCGTATTCATTATGCTCTGTCAGCTTGGTATCTATCTGCTCAAGCTTATCGTCCAATTTCTGCTGTCGCCTCGCACGTTCGACAGAGTCCTTTCTCTTGGAGTCTCTACTGATAATCAACTGCACGATTATCGACCCCGCTACTGAAAGACCTGCGGCTAATATGACATCGCTCATTCCCTTCTACCTCATACTCTGAAAATTTATATATCTGTAATGCCTTACTGCGCTTCCGCTTCCTCGGCAAGGATACAATAATCCTTGGCTTTCGGGTCGTTCATCAACCGACCTTCCTGCCGACAGTAGTACACATACATACACATATCTTTGAAGCAGTCTTCCTGTTTTCTGTAATCTGCATTCTGACGCATTCTCTTCTTGCAGAATATGAAGTCGCTTCTGCCCTGTACTCTTACCGCATTTGGACATTCATATTTCTTTTGTTTTGCCATATCAGAAACCTACTACTTCTATCGTCTTTGTTAGGGACAACCCGTGTGCCATTGCCGTCACACTTATCGTGGTGTCCGCTCCAAACGCATTCAACGTAATCTCATTACCATCTGCTTCGCAGGAGCATCCCGATACAAAGAACGATATGCTATCCTCTGTCTCTATTCCGTTGTCAAAGTACGAAGCTTTCAGCGTAATCGAATCATACGCAATCATCGTCTGCGGGACTGCCGTTACAAACGCAATGTAATCCTCTGCGACTATCCCTTCAACCGTCATCTCAAACGTGGCTTGTACGGACTCGTTCTGCACAAGCGTTGCCGTTATCGTACACTTTCCTTCCGATACTCCCGTTACAGTACCGTTCGCATCAACCGTTGCTATGCTCTCATCTGAAGAAGACCAGTTATATGTAATCGGATGCTCTTCCGTTGGGTCGGTAAGAACCCCGTTCCTCTGCATCGTTGCGTTCAGAGCCGCTGTACTTCCCTCGGACACCTTGTCGATTCCGCTTATGTGAATCAGAACCTCAAAGTTATCTCCTTCCGCAACATGGTTTATAAGGTCATCGGCGGGCATGGTTTCGGTCGCTCGAATATCTGTCCTCAACACATGAACAGACTTCTCATCATCCGTGAACTCCTGTGCAAAATCTACCAAACCAGACACTACAAATGCGGACTTGCCAAGGATAAGGCGTGTGTTGTTGATAATTCCTTTTGTCGCTTCATTAAGTTGCAGAATCGCATGGTTGTAGCCATCGGGTAAGATACTGTACTCTTGGAAGAAAGGCTCGGATGCAAGCATCATTCCTTTTGCGAAGTACATGGGAGTTTTGACCAGATTGCCATACCAGTCGTAGTTGTTATAAGTCGTTATGCATTTTGCAATAACCGATACTCCGACTTCCTGTGCAACATTCTCTGGATTGCTAACAATCCAAGTTGAATTGTTGAACCGCACATACGCACCGTTCGAGATGTAATTTATATTCTTATCAAGAACGACCATCTTCTGCCATGTCGAAGACAGTTCGTCTCCCGTTGTCGGTTCTACTAGCAAAGAGGTGCGAATCTTGACGGGTGTCCATGCGTACCAGTCGTTCTCATCGATGCCTTGTATCTCTGCATCGAATACGTTGGACGCATACTGCCCTACTGTCGCATAATACTTTGCCGTATCCGTTGCCCAGTTGCTCGGATACGGTGAAGCACCTTGCGGTCTGTTCCCGTAAGGCTGTGGTTTACGGGCAGAAAGTATTCCGTTTTTGATTGCGTCTGAAATCGCCATTCAGCCTATCCTTCTTACTGGAATTTCGGGAATGTTGTTTTCGCTACGGTCTGTACTGCAAAGCAACTCTGCTCGTATGCCATCAGTTCGCTCGACAGTTTGCTCTCCAAGTTCCGATACCTTTCCGTATTGACACGGATATGCTCGGAAGGTGAACGAAGATTGAACGTCTTATCCGTAATCAAGTTGGCTACATTCAAGAACGTATTCGCAAAAGCGTAATACCAATCAACCGCCATGCACAGACCCAAGATTCGCTTCTGCGTCTGAGTCAAATCATTCTCAAAATATCCGTCCGTATAGAAGTCAATCTCAATCTGCTGTCCTGCTTCTATCTTTCCATCCCGTGCTTCTACAATTACTTCTCCAGTTTCGGGGAAGTAATGCGTGGTACACGGTGTATACGTTGTATTGCCGTTCGCAGTAATAACGATACCCGCACTACACAGTTCGTACCCTGTCTTCTCTGTTTGGAAAGAGATAGACGTAGCCGTCTCTTCCGCAACGTAGTACACATCCGCATACTGCGGTTCGGTGTACTGCATAAGGTATTCACGGATATTGTACGGACGATTAAACCTCGGAATAGCGTTCAACAGGATAAGCGATTTTGCACGAAAGAACTGTGCGGGGTTCTCCTGCAACTGCTCTGTCCAGTTGACATCCTCGATAAAGTTCATTGCGTGATTCGTAATTATCTCGCTAAATCCTGTTGCCATTCGCTACCTCTTTTATTCCTCTTCCAGTTCCTTACTGTTCATCGACTCGATAATCGATGTGAAATCGCCCTTCTTGTTTGCCTTCTTCGACAGATTGTTCAGAGCAACCACCAGTTCCCTTGACAGTTTCTTCTTCCCACTCTCGTTCGCTTCCATGAATCGCTTCGCAACCATAATCTGGTGTTCTCTGCAAAGTTTCGGATAAATCTCAAGGATTTTATCCCCCATCTCCACAATCTTTGCAAACTGCTTCTTGCCGAGCGTTTCCCCTTCGGAATACTTCACGTTGTAGGCTTCACGCTCTTCGTCTGTCAGACCGTCCACCACGATAAGCCAACGATTGTCCAGATACCATCTGGTCTTCTCATCGAGCATATTCGTCAGTTCATTCTTCGGCACGAAGACTTCGCCAGTCTTTCCTACGATTCTTCCGTACTGACCACGGTCACCAAGGTAAACGATATTGTCATCGGCTACCTCTGCTTGCCACAGGAAGTGTACTTTCTCGCTAGACTCCGCAAGCCTTACAACTTGCGGTTGCATTGCCATCTTCTCCTGCAACTGGCTCAACTGCTTCATCAGCAGTTCGTTCTGCTCACGAAGAAGTTCGAGTTCGCTCTTTTGCTTCGGCTGTTCAGCCTGTTTCTTCGCTTCCTCTTCCTGCTTCTTCTTCGCTCTCGATTGAGCCATCTTCTCGGCAAAAGCGGCTTTCTCTTCTTCTGTCATTTGCTTCTTTGCCATAGGTTTTCCCTTCCTCTTATCCTTTATAGTGGGTGCTGTCCGCAAGACTTGCACTTGCCTTTCGCACTATGCAACAGCATGAGAGGGGAGATTGCTCTCCCCTTTGGACATTAGACGGTGATAAGACCGACCTTGCTTGCGAAGACTGCGACAGAATCGATAGACATCGTGATGTTAATACCAATCTCGAAGTCCGCAGACTTGGTCGGGTCGATGTCAAGCTGAATCGGAGTGCCGCTGTTGGTGGCAATCGTCATCGGCTTGTATCCGTTGCCCGCAAGCATCCAGACGTTGGTCGTGGACAGCATGGTGGTCGGGTTAGAATACATATCAACAGGAACGATAACGTCCTGCAACGGCATCAGTCTGACGCTCAAGAACTCGCCAAGATAGCCAGTCCGTGTATAGTCAGCACCAAGCAGAGTCGCAATTGCCGCATCCATGTTGACGTTGGTAGAACCAGTCACTTGAGTCGGCAGGACTTTGGACAGAGCCTGTGCAGAACCGATAGCCATCACATTGGAAATCGGAGTGTTGTTCAGAGCAGACACCTTGTTAGCAAGCGCAATCCAGTTCTGGTTGTTGAACACATAGGTCAGACCAGTCGGGATGAGCGTGGTATTGGAAGCCGCCGCTGTCATCGCCGCATTCCACAGACCCATCGTCTTGGCATACATACCCGCCGCAATGTTCGCAAAGAACTTACCGAAATCCATTCCGTTGCCGATAAGTTGCATATACTTCGCAAAAATCTGCGCTGTACGGGGCTTCGGATTGAGCGTATATGTTTTGTCATAGAACCGATTGCGGGGCTTAGAACGAGCCGCCCCCCAAGCAGAATCTTGAAATACAGGAATAGAACCAGAACCGACAGTCAGAGAATAGGTTTCACCGAAACCAACCTCTACGGTATCAGCAAACACGCTGACCGCTTCACTGTAGACTGCGGGAAGAATCGGAGTGATAACCTCTTGATAAATCCCTTGCAGGACACGATAGAACTGCGGGTCACCATAATACTTGGCGGCATTACGTTTGAAATCCTCGAAAGATTCGGGGGCAACTTCTCCCGTCTGCTCGCATACTTTACGAGCGGCATACAGCAGATGCTCTCTCTGGAATTTCTCGTTCAGTTCTGTGTACTGCTGATTCGTCAGCATACGGGACACACCACCGTCATTGCGGTTGAGTGCGCTCTGCATAGCGAGTTTTCCTTTGACAGCGTGTTCATAGGCGAGTACCCGTCCTTTGGAGACGATATCCGCACGACTGCCGTCAGCGACTTCGTTCTCGTTTACACGGAAGACGGAAGGAGAAATGGAATTAAGTGTAAGTTTAGACATAATCTATATCTCCTTTCCTATTAAGCGATGGGCTTCTCAGCACAGAGGTCGAGATAGCCAAAGCTTTCGGTCGTACCTTCAATGAACTTGCCCGTTCCACGGAGCGAGAAGTACAGACCACTCTGCGGGGCAGTAGCGGCGGGCGAAAGCAGACCGTCATCAATCGTGAAGAAGGTGTTGCTTCCTACTGTGCCGTCAACATTGCCCTCACCAAAACGATAGACGGACTCGCCATCGAAATCGATACGGGTGAAAGTGCATTCTCTTCCTGCGGGTGCGGGAAGTCCAAGGGTGTTCGTTCCAACCGCATACTGACCGCCGAAAATCGGGTCAATAAGCAGGTTGACATCGTGAGTATTGCAAGCGTAAATAACATCGCCTGCACCAACGGTCGATGCCGCCGCATTCATATACCAAGTGTTCTCGTTCTTCACGTTTGCGAAACCTTCGCAATCGGTCTGACCGTTACGAACGCAGAGCATACCCGCAGAGCAGATAGCGTCAGCGGAATCTTCTTGGTAACGTCCTGCGATATTGGCAAGGTCTTCAAAACGACCGTTCGTAATACGGGCTTCAAAAGCCGTCTTTGCGATATAAGCCATATTGTCAGTCTCCTTTAGTCAATTCCCCATTTAGACAGCAGAGCATCTACGCTACCGTCATCATGGTTGCCATGCATTGTAAATGCAGTCCATCCAGACACTTTCTTTTTGTCCTGTGCCGCTTTCGCATCCATCTGCATAACAGCTTTGGCACATACCGCCAGAACAGCGTCTTCAACTTCTTTATCACCAATCCATACGTTCTCTTCGTTGACACGTTCCGTATACTTGTTCGCTTCAATGTCAGCAAGGATAGTATCGATAGCATTATGCTCAACCTTCCCCTCACGATTCGCATTGAAGGACTTGAGTGCGGACTCCGCAACGCTCTTAGCGGCAGACAGCCTACGGGCATTCTCCGCATCACGCATGGCAGTAATTGTATTCTGTGCATCTTCCAGTTCTTTCTGCGTGGAAGTTACAAGCGCAGAAATGCTAACAACACGCTCCGCAAGAGACTCGGTCATGCTGTACACATCAAGTTCTACAGAATGCTCATCATCGATAGGCATACTGGCATTGACAGCAACACGTTCGATTCTCTCTGGAACGATTGTTCTCTCGGAAGACGGCATAGCGTACTTATAGATTCCACCGTCTTCAGAAGACATGAGACAGACATGAACGGTATCGTTAACCATTTCGGCGGCGATTACCTTATAGTCTGTAAACAGTTTCTGAAGTTCGGCTAAATCTCTTTTCTTGTAAGCCATTCCTCTTGTCTCCTTATTTGTCGTTATCACCGAAGAACCACAGGATTCTTCTGAAAACTCTACGGGCTGTTCCTCTTCGGGTTCATCCTCATCGTCATCGTCTGTGTCATCCACATCATCCGTGTCATCTGGTTCTTCCGATTCGGGTTCGTCCGTTTCGTCTTCGGGGTCTTCCTGCTCTTCTTCGTCTGGTTCATTGCCGTCATCATCGGCATCTTCACATTGATGACCATCGTCACCGCACTGATGACCCTCGTCACCACACTGATGACCCTCGTCACCACATTCTTGATAGGAAGCGGCTCGTACTTTCAAAATCTTGAACTCGCTCTCTATCTCTTGCAGAGCCTTTATCCTAGCGTTCTCAACCGCAGGAGCGACACCGTCTCCAAGAATCGTAGTCCCAAGAACAAGGAACTCATCCATCACTTCGACATCGCCGTTCATATGCGATTCAGTAACAAGAGTCTCGATGCTAACAGACATCTCCCGCCCCCGTAGCGAGTCAGTCTCAATCTTCGAGACAAGTTCTGCGGCATACCATTTCCACAGGAAACCTTTTGCCACAAGCCATTTGACACCGTTCACATCTTCTACTCGGATATCCTCTGGCTTTTCGGATAACGCTCCGACAATCCTTTCTGAATCTGCGGATACAAAGGACGCATACTCTTCTCCGTTCGCATCTCTGCGAGTCTGGAAATTGTGTCCGTCTCCGACCTTGTTGCCTACATATGCAATGAGAATCGGTGTCCCCGCAAATAAATCTTTCTTTTGGACAACGGACGGATACTGCCATTTGTTCCGATTGACTTGGTCATTTACAAGCCATATCTCAATCGGATACAGGAACTCTGTCTGCCGTTCTAGCAGTTTCAGCTTTCCGTCAATCTGCCTGTACTCTGACATATCTTCTCCACCTTTTAATTATTCAGAATCTCTCGATTCTTCTGTTCCTTCTTCCGTTATCTCTTCAGACTCGATGCTCGGTCTTCCTGCCGTTCTGTTGATAGTCTGGCTAGACCCGTCATTGTCATCGCTCGTCTGTGTATATGAAGTCTTTAACGGAATCCTCTTCTCAAGAATCCCGACTCCGCTGACAGCATTGCTGATAGAAAGGTCATCAAGCAAAGAATGTCCGCAAATCGCATCGTATTTCATCGTGTCCATCAGAATGCCAAGGCTCATTCCTGCACGGGCATTCTCTTTTTCTGTCTGCTCGGAGAAGATATCTCCAAACATTACGAACCGCCACTCATGCTTCAGACCTATCGTGGAGTACAGCCAGTTCATCATCGACTCAAAAGTTCTGTACACACAGCGCATATACTGGGATTCAATCTTTGCGCTTATCTCGACCATGCCGACTCTCGGCTCTGTGGTGGCATTTACGATACCACTACCAGATTTCATAATCGTGTAGCTGTATCCCTTAGAAGAAATCTCCGTTGCGCTCGGTGCTTCCGCAAGCTGTTCCAGTTTCATGTTCTTCAGCGGAGCGGCGAAGAAGCCGATACCAGACGTATTGTTCTGGGCAAGCATCTGATACCACAACGCTTCAAAGAACGCTCTGCCAGAAGGAGACAGCTTATACGCATCTTCCATTGCGGTCATTCCGTTGGTGTCCGCATATTCCATCTCGCCAAGCACTACGCTGACAAGAGGATTGGCAAGCAATTCCAACTGCAAGTTTTCATACTGTGCAATCTGTGCCATCGAGAGCATCAAGCCCGTCATCGGCGGTACGACATTCCTGTCGCTGTCATCACACTCAAACGTCCATACCGTTTCAGCAGGAAGCGTTACCCACCAGAACCATCTGCCGTTCTGGTAATACACATTCGGATTGCCACGCATCTTGCCGATATCCTGTCTCTTCAGAGAGGAATACTTAACACGCTTTCTGTCATCCACATAGCCAAGAAGGTCATCCAGATACGGAACAAACAAGTCCCCAAACTGAAGCGGGTCTGTACCTTCCTCAAGGAAGTACATCATATTGAAAGCAACGGTATACTTTGTGATGTTATTGAACCCGACAATCTTGCACCAGTCCTGCGGAAGTTGCTGAAGGAAGCAATAGTTAACATTGTTATGCGGTCTATCCAAAGACTTCCGCAGAATGTAAAAACCTTTTCCTTCCCGTCCGCATTGCATAGCAATCTGATGCGCTGTCTGTGCGGGGTCGATATATTTGGAAATCTTCTCTACAAGTCTCCATTCCCGCATGACAGTCTTCTTCTCTGCATCGGAAGTTATCTCTTCCAAGTCAGCAGGATAGGTGTAATGCCTGTAGGTCAGAATATCCGCATAAGTTTTGATAAGTTTGAAATAAGGATATGCCGTGTAGGTAAGAGCATTTGATACTTGTCTTAACGGCAGTTCGTTACCAGACGGGTTAAGAAGCATTTCGACAAGCTTGTTCTTGCCGTACTCTCTCGGAAGAGAAGTGATTGCTTTGACACGGTCGTTCTGGACATACGGGTTCGCTGTCATCATCAAGTTCTGCATATTCGCAAGACCACGATACGCACCCGTTCTCGTAAGCGCAGAATATAACGAATCGGACGGCATCCCGCTGTACTTCGATTCAATATCTCGGAACAGCTTCTGGAATGTCAGCTGATTCGTGTTCTCTTTCAATTCTTTATTCTCTTCCATTCAGTCGTTCTTGCTCCCGCTCAAGTTCTTCTTTAAACTCTTTAAGAAAGTCTACTTGTGCCTTTTCTATCGTTTCCCTGTGCTTCTCTTCAAACTCCCGTAGGATTTCAAGATTGTTCTCATTCAGCCATTCAGCATCATCTTTTGACAGGGCATCGTAATTCTCTTGACTGATTTCCGCTACGTCCTGTTCTTCCAGTTTCTCCCCTGTATAAACAAGAACGTACTTCGTTGTAATCCTGTGAAAACGCTCTTTCAGCGCAAACTTGATATTCTCATCTGTTGGTCGCATAGCATACAGCCGCCACACTATGCTCTTTGTCTCGCTCATAACTGGTTTCCACCCTTCCTCACAAAACCAATCCTCGACTTCGTTCCCGATGTGGAATGCGGAATCTTGCCGCCCTTCCCAGAAAAGAACTTCGTCCATCTGTTTTCCTGCTTTACGCTCTCGACCAGTTCCTTGTACTCAATCAAGTGCGAAAGCCATAAAGCATATTTCGTTGCCGACCACATATCTCGCTGTATCGCTTTGCTGATTCGTTCTTCCCGAATCGAACTGCCCGATGCTTTCTTCCGTAGGTTGGCAATCTGTCCGCACATCTCTCTTGTCTTGATATACGGAACTGCTATTTGATTATCAACAGAATCGTCTTTGATTCTGTGAAGAAGCTTGTAAGCTTTGATTCCGCTGTGAAGGTTCGATACAAGCAACTGCACGTTCCTGTGTTCAAACTCCATCTCGGCGTACTTAATCATTTCACCGTCCGAATCGCCATGCCCTACGCTCGTACCGCCTGTAGCACGAATCGGATAGATACACGGAATCGCATTCGGAAGTTCTATGTCAGCTAACTCATGGTCTATCGTGCAAAGGGGCGGGAGTCCGTCTCCCAAATCCTTGTGCAAATCTTCAAGCACAGACCTTCCGTATGAGTTAGCGTCAATCGCAATGTAAGTCCCTCTCCCACCATCGAGACAGAACCGATACCAACGGTCTTTCAACTGCCGTGCCTGTATCATGCTGTCTCGTGGCGGCGGGTTATCTGCAATGTAAACAAAACTTTTGAGGAACTTATCCTTTCCGTTCTGTTTCTCTAACTTGCAGACCGCAGTAGCGCATTTAGCGTTCCTCGCTCCTTCGGCATACGAAACGTCATATCCGATAACGTATATGACATCTTTATCTCCGCAATGCCGATTCTCCATGTACATCAGAGTCTTGCTCTCTGTCAGTACGGAATCCCTTATAACGGGGTTCTCGCTTGACCCCGTCCAGATAGAATCAATCTCTCGAAGCTGTGCTTCGGGAGTCTGCTTCTTCCGTAGGTCTTGATAATACTCGACTTCCCTTATCCCAGACAGACACGCTACCGTTGCGGGGAAATCCAGACATATCGAGTTCTTACCCTCTAACATCTCTGCGAAAGTATCATTCCGATACTCGAAAGACGCATTCTGCTGATTGCCCGCAGACGTAATGTAGTTCTTCTGGAAGTGCGGGAAATTCGGGTCACGCTCCTTGTTCACCATTCTTGGAACACGGGCTGTCGGAAGGACTGCATTCGCAAATCTCTCGAAGTCGAATGCCTTGCCGCTTTCTTCCTGCGCTACCTCTTCTGCCGTAATGCTATGACAGTCGTTACCACGTTCTACAGATATTGTGATTGACGAGCCATAAGCCGTCTTAATCTCAAATTTGTCTGAACTGTTCGTAACCACGTCCCAATGAGCCGCAAGGACTGGGTACTGCTGACATATCGCTTGCCACTTCTCCGATGCAATGCTTGCCATCTGCTCCTTTGTCGGAGCGGCATAACGCATTGTTGTGGCAGGATACAAGACACCTATCAGCATCTTTGCTAGGAAGCAACAGAAACTCTTTGTAAATCCACGACTCGCCGTGACGAATGCGTGTTGGTAGTGGAAGAAGATTCTGATGAGGATTCTCTGTACAATCTCCAAGTAGTACAGAGGATTCTCCGCTTCCATCAAGTCGAGCAGTCTGTCTGGCATTGCTCTCCAGTAGGAAACCAACAGCCCCCACGAATCCACATCGTACAGTTCGATTCCACCGTAGTCGATTTTCCGCTCGGTTTCCTCTCTGACCCATGCCCTCTTCGTGTTAGAATATTTCCATCCCTGTGGCATATCAGCTTTCCCTTACTGGCGGGAGAATCCCAAGTTCAGCCATGACTTCCTGTTCGTGTTCTGTCGGTTTGTCCAACAGTTCGTGGAAGACATCCTTAACTTGTCCTTCTTTCGGCAACTCTATGAGTTCCGATTCTCCGTTGTTCCGTCTCATGGTATTGACCGTACACATGATTATCTCGTCCACAACATCAAGCGAGGTATGATACTGCGGATGGTCTTTCGCCAGAATCGCTCGGAGTTCATCCACTCCTACGATTTGGTTATTCTGAACCGCTCCCTTTTCTTCGAGGTGCGTAATCAGCGCATCCACCTTCATCGCTTCCAACGGCTTTACATCGGTCGCTCTCATACCTTCACGAGCCATAGCGTCTTTAATCATGTCCGAATAACGCTTTGCTCCTTGGGAATCCCCAAGACCGACACAGCGTTTCCATTCAAGACGGGATACGCAAATCTCTCGCAGAGACATATCTACTCGGGGAGTAATCGCTCCCTTGTACTCAGCCGCCTGTTCTTTATACAAAGACTCCAGTTCTTCCAGTTCACGCTTGGTGTACTCAACTGGCTCTCCACCCTCGGAGAATTTCGCCCCCCATCGCTCTCTTGCTTGGGCAAGGATTGTGTCTTTTCTTTTCTTCGGCTCTGCCTTTTCGTAGACCGTTTCTCCTGCACCGAAAGTTGCATATTCGCCAGACTGTGCATTACGGTTTAAGTTTTGCTCTCTTAAATTTTGAAGGTACTGCTTCCAGTCTTTTGACTGGTGTGCTATCTCTGCGTAGAACGGCGTGTCACAAGCGGCACAATAAATGTAAATCGCCATGACCTTGTCCTTGCATTGCTTCTGTAGTTCCTTGACTTTCGCCGTCTGGCAGTCAATACACCACGGAAGATACCCAGTTTTAAACCAAGTGTTTCGGACTCCCTTAGAATTGCTCGGTACTAATTCCTCTCCGCAGGATAAGCAAAATCTATAATTAAGTTTGGCATCTTGCTCCAAAATGATTCCTCTTTCCACAAGATAACTATTCTTGTCTGCGAGATGCCCAAAACCATTAAACACGGCATCTCGCCTTTCTTTCTTGGAGGAAGGACGCTTGTGTGAATCCTAAAAAAAATAGCACACCTGTCGTTCCTCAGAGAGGTTAGCACGACAAGTGTGCTGATTAGAAAGGTACACCACTACCCAACTACGCTTGTATTATACCACATTTGGTATTTGTTTGTCTATCATTTATCGACTAACTGTCTCCGATATATGATAGAAGTTCGCTTACATAACTCGCATCTTACGGTTGCAACTACGTCCGTGTCCTTATTGTACGGTACGTTCACCTCTCGTCCCCTGTGCCTTATACACAGAAAGTTTTCCTTATACACGCCAAGAGGTCTTCCGCACGTTTCGCAAATAAGAATACGTTCCTTTTGCATCCTGCTATGATATTCTCCTTTCTGTCTTGAACAGCGACAGCGGAACAGCATAACAGTCTATCGTCCCGTTGCTCTGTATCGGACACCGTACTATGTCCCTGTAATCGCAACTGTAAATATCTGGCAACGATTTCGCCTGTGTGAACTTCACAAGGTTCTTTCCTTTTCCTACCTTATACGTTGCAATCAGTACTACTCTATCCTTCCATCTTGGTTGCCTTATCTCGATACACATTACTCTTCCCCCTTATTCAAATCCAAATAAGTTATCCCTATTGCGTATGAACTCCAGACATCGGCTCGGAATCCGAAAAACCAATCTGGTTCATCCTTCGTTCCCTTTCCGTTTTTGAAGTCATGCTTCGCAAATCTGTCTATCAACGCTTGCCGTATATTTGCGTCCTTCGCTTTCATCGACCCGCAAAGGTTTATCTTCTCGTCCTTACGGAATATCGGGAACACGGAAATCCCTCTGTCTACAGCACATTGGATAAATCGTCCGTTCCATTCGATACTCTTAATCGTGCTTTGCCCTACCGCCATCCCGTAAGAAGCAAACGCTTCGTAAACCAGTTTCCCGTACTCCTCTGTCTTCACGATTCCAAGAAGTTCTTCGTTCGATATCTTCCCGAATCTCAACGGCATATACGTTTGTTCCTGCATAAGGCAGAAACCACTCTCTGTCGTTCCTACATCCAACGCCAAAATATTCATCAGTCCAATAAAGCGAAGAGGATAAGAACTATAATCAACCGAACCGCTATTGCTACTGCCATCTCCGTCTGCTCCTTTCCTTAATCATCGAACGGGGCTTCCTCGCCCTCTACATCACGGAATCGTGATTCCGCATAATCGTTCTGGAAATCGTCCGCAGGATTGTCGAACCGATACTGCTCTCCAATCCATGTCAGCGGTAGCGAACCGCACGACCCGTTTCGGTTCTTTGCGATAATTAGCTTCGCTTCTCTCGGACTTATTTCCTCATCGTATACAGACGGTCTGTACGGGAAGAGGATAATATCCGCATCCTGTTCGATATCTCCAGATTCCCGAAGGTCTGACATAACAGGCTCATGCTCTGCTCTCTGTTCTGCGGAACGATTCAGCTGTGCAACGCAGATAACGGTACAGTCCATGTCCTGTGCGAGTCTCTTGAGAGCATGGGATATCTCTCCTATCTCCTGCGCTCTGGAACTATTCTTACGAACATTCGTCTGCATAAGACCGATATAGTCTACGATTACCAAGTCGATTCCTCTTGCCTGTTTTGAAATCTTCCTGCATACCGTCTGCAACTTCGTGATAGAAAGTGTCCCGCTGTCGAATCCGTACATCTTCTTTGTCTTGAGCAGATTCGCAAACTCCTGCGTCTTGTTAAAAGCTGTTGAGGTGTCTTGCAACATTTCCTGTTCCGACATCCGAATCCCATTACAGATAAGACGCTTCATTATCTCGGAGTTCTTCATCTCAAGAGAGAACATCACGACCGTCTTGTCTTTCATCGCTACGTTCAATGCGATATTCTCTGCCAATGCGCTCTTGCCCATGCTCGGTCTTCCTGCTATGATGACAAGATTCCCTTTCCGCAAGCCGCCTATCGTTTTGTCAAGTTCCGTAAAGCCTGTCGGAGTTCCCTTTGTGTTGTCTCCGATTTCTGAGAAAGCGTTCAGCACTTCCATCTCGCCGTACTTGATAGCTTCCGTCTCGTCCCCATCCGCAATCGAATCCATTCTGGATTGCAGATTATCGAAGCAGGACTCGTTTTCTTCCTTGAACTCCTTTGCCGCTACACGCAACGCATCTCCAAACTTCCGTCTCTTAACTTGGCTTTTCAGCGTCTTGATATAGACGGGCATCTGCGACTTGTAATGTTCGCCTTGCAGGATATCCGTTATCACGTTCGTAATGAAGTCTGTTTCAAACAGGGAAGATACGGATACGAAATCAATCTTCTGATTCGACACATACAAGGCTTCCATTGCGGAGAATATTCTTCTGCAATCGTTACTGGAGAAATCATCCCTCTCCAGTTCTGCGAACGCTTGCTCAACGCTCTTCTCGTCTTCCATCATGCAACCGATTATCGCTCTCTCGATTACATTGTTCCGCTTTGCTTCCATAGTGTGGTGTACCTACTTTCCTTTTATTCCTGCCTGTTCTTCAACGACTCACGAAGATTCCTCGCCAACTCTTGGAACTGCTTCCTCTGCTCTGTATCGTCTGGCTTCTGGCTCAAATCCTTGTACCGAGACTTCGTTTCCAACTTCTGTTTGTTCTGCATATACGGTCTGTTCTTATCGAAAGCGTCCATCGTATCGAAGTTCCATCCTACCCATTGTCTGCTCATCGCTTCTTCAATTCTTTCAACAACAGCTTTCTCTCCACGTTTCTGGATTTCATTCTTCAGCTTTGTCAACAATTTCTGGAATCCAGTTGCTGACTTGTACGGTGTCTTGATTTCTTTCTTGTATTCAATCCATTCACCAAGTATCGAAACAACAGCAGGAGAAAAGTTCTTTGCCTTGACTTCTTCCATGAGAACTTCTGTTGAAAGAGTCCCGTTGTTCTTTGTCTTCTTCTGTTTCTCTGGCTTATCACCCTTGGGGGGATTAAAGGGGGGATTATAAGTATCTTTATAAGTATTCTCATACTCTATATCTGTGTTTATATCTGGTAATGCTTTGCCCTCTGAGGCAAATCCATTTTCCCTACAGGGCAAATCCATTTGCCCTTTTTGCAATAAGCACATTCCTGCTTCTGTAAATGAATACCATAGCGTCCTGTCAGTAGGAAGTTCATTATAGTTCCCTGTCTGAATAAGCCCTTCTTCAATAAGGTTGTTTAACGCTCCACGAATTTGCTTTGCGGAAGCATATGGGAACAAATCGCCAAACGCTTTCACGCTGTTATATGTCCAATAACATCCGTCATGGAAATGCTTCCCGTTCGCCATGTTCTTCTTTATCCAGAACTCAAAGTGATTTAACAGAACCGCTTCCAAGATTCCGTATTTCTCTGCGATACCAATATCAAAACTGTGTTGCATTCTCTTCCCCCATTCTTAGAAACCAACATCTATTGTTTCATCCTCATCTCCGTCATAGGTAATCTCAAACGGAGAACCATTGACATTGAGGACTTCCTTGTAAATCTTCTTCTCGTACTGCCTAGACTCTTCTATCCAAGCCAAAGCTTTCATCAACCGCTTTGTCGGAAGAACTGTCGTGCAGAAGATTGCGTATTGCTGTTCGCCTGTTCGCTCCGTCATATAAGTGTCTGGTGTGCGGATTCCAGATACGAACACGAACTCTCGGTTCTTCAACGTCTTTGCTACCTCTACGGAAGCAAACCCCGCACAGACACAAGTTACTTTCTTGTAAACTGCTTTGTCGTTAACTAAAGTCGAATCGTACTGCAACGTGAAACGAACGCAAGGCTTCCCCTTCTTCGTCTCCGTTTCATACGCATCGCCGAACAGAGTTCCGTCAGCAATCGCATATACCTTGTTGCCGTCTTTCTGTGCTATCAACATTTGGCGTTATTAAGCGAAAAATACGGACTCAGACTCGTCAGACGGTTCATCCTGCATCTCGCCCTCTATCGTGGCTGTATCGACGTTATTAAGGTTTTCTGAGGAATATAACGCTCCTGCGTTGACGATGAACTCGGCTGTCACCTTGAATGCTTTCTGTCCTGTCTTCTTACTGCGGTATTCATCTGGTGCTTTTGTGCCGAAGACGATAACCCTATCGCCTTTCTCGCATTGTGTCGCAACGTCTGCCCAGTAATCCCATGCTTCGCACAGCAAAGACTTCGGAGTGGACTTACCGCTCTTCTCGTCTTTCTGTCTGCCATAAAGAACATAAAAGATAGTATGGTGCTTGCCACTTGGTGTAACATTGAAAATAGGCTCGGCTGTAATCGTGCCGACTATTGTGGAAGGGTGATACCCTGTGTTTGTTCCCTGTTCTATCAGCATCGCTTTCTCCTTGTATAAGACTTAAAGGTTTGGGGCATGACCCATTTCATGCCCCGTCACTATACGACAACCAGAACCGTCTTTTATTTTAAGCCAAAGGGTCATCCTCGTCAAGGATTTCGCCCGTCTCTTCGTCTACGAGTACATCTTCGGCAGGAACTCCATCTACAACAACAGGCTCTTTCGGTTCTTTGTATTCACCCTTCGGTCTGTTGTCTACGTAGTCAACGCCGACAAACTCGTTGTTCTGTACGACAGGAACGCCTTGGTCGTTAGCCATTGCAGTCTGCATCTCAATTGACATCGGGGCATAGCCCTTTGACAGAAGCTGACGAAGCATTGTCTTCATTGCCATGCCATCGAAATCCTTGTACCAGAACGAGGAGTACTTCCACAGTTCAGACTTCGGTACGTTCCCGCTGATATACAGTTGATAGTTCTCTTTGCTGAAAGCATTGGAGTATTTGTCTGCGTGTGCAAGCATCTTCTCCTTGCTCCAGTAAATTCCTTTATGAAATCCATTAAGAAGCTTAAAAAAGGCATAGTATCCTACTGTCGGTGTCTTGGCTCTCTCTTCTTCGTCCTCGATAACTTTGACTTCAATTTCTTCTGTAATCGGGTCAAATCGGATAAGTTCGCCTTGCTTGATTGGAACAACATTCAGATTTTCGTACTGCCCAGTACGGACAGCCAACTGCAAGTAAGCTTTATACCCCATTTGAAATTGAGCCACCTTGCGGTTGTTCTTGGTATCGTTGTACGGAACAAGATAGTACTGCCCAAGTTGCGGAGACGGAGACAGTCCAAGGGATTCTCCGATAAGCGCAGAGGACAGAATCGTTCCTGCATCACACTCTTGCAAGGCAGGATTCGTAGATACGGCAGACGTAATGGCGGTAATAAATCTAGTCGCTCTCTTGGGGTCACCAAGCGTATTGTTGATAAGGTTCTTATATCCCTCGCTCTGAATAGCAAGAGAGAATGGTAATGGTTTCTTCTGCGGTATCGTATTTACTGCCTGTTGCAGATTCTGTTTCGGCTTCATGCCTGTTCTCCTTTCATATTCTTGATTGCGTTCCCGATGCATCCGTTCTTCCCACAGTCCACGCAGAAGTAAAACTGTTTCATGCTAAAGTCATCTCCAGTACGAAGAGGTTGCACGTTCACTCTGTAATACTTCCCGTTTGTAATCTGTTTCCTGCACGAATCGCAAATAACGACATATTCTCTTCCCATGCTTCAATCCCCCTTATTTCTGCGGTACTCTTGTGTATTTGATTCCGTTGCTGACAACGAAGTTCTTAAACAGATTCTTCTGTGTCTCTGTCATAAACAGACGGACATCGTAGAACTTAACAGGCTCTTGCTTCGGAGCAGGAATCGGTTGCTGTACGGGTACTGGTTTCGGCTGAACAACGGCTTGCTGTACTTCCTGTTTCTTCTGCTCCTGCTCGGCTTTCATCCGTGCAATCTGTGCGGCTTTCTCTTCAAGCCTATTCTTAGTTTCAAGCGCAACTCCCATATCAAGAGAGTCAAGATACGCTTCAATCATTTCCGTTTCGTACTGGCTCTGCATCCCGTGCAGGATTCCAAGGTTCTTCTTGACGGCATTCAACGTCATATCAATAGAAGACTTGATGTCATCCATCTTGGCTGTTTTGTTCAGCCACTTCTGGTCGAAGACTTTCTCGAAAGAAAGGACGATTGCGGTATCTCCTGCAACAGAGTTGAAGTACTCTTCAATCTCCTGCTTCTTCTGACGCTTCACCCCGTCTTCCAGTTCCTTAACTTGCACATCCATAGAGGAAGCCGCATCGGTAAGAATCTGGGTGAGTTCGATACATTGCTGTATCGTCTTCTCAATCTTCTTCTCATGCTCTTTCTTGAGAGCGATACGGTAATCGGAAATCTTCTTTGCCAGATTCCTCAAGTCTGCGATATCCTGCTTCGCACTACGGATGCTTTCGTCCGTCACGACAACAGACTTGTACTTCTGTGCCGTCTCTAATGCCCAAGCCTTTAACGGCTCATAGTTAGCAACGCCATTCAATCCCTCGTTTTCAACGATAATGTCCATAAGTTATCCCCTTTCTTAAAGTGCTAATATCAGCGGTGGCATCTGCTTTCTCTGTACATAGCCCCAAAATTCCGTTTCTTTTTCGATAAGCCATGATATATCTTCAACGTAATCTTCACGCTCAAACCGATAGGTTCGTATCACTTGATTCCCATCCAGTCCTGTCAGACAAGCGTAAAGGTCTGCGAACTCATAGCCTGTCGATATCATCTGGTGCAGGACTTGTGTGAGATAGTGATTCGGAATCCGTCCGTCCCATTCGTCCCATTGGCTTCTCTTCGACAGCATCGCCGTCTTGATTTCAAGGATTCCTCTGCGGTCAAGCGCATCCGTCAGTTCACCGTCCAACGTGCTTGCGATAAACGGATATTCCTCTTGGAAGATAATCGTGTACTGGTGATAATCGATAGCCATTTCGGGATTGTATGCGGAGTACAGTTCACGCAATGCGGGTTCTGCTCTCTTCCCAAGTTCAATCGCTTCGTTCGTGACGAACCGCTGAACTGTTCCGACTTTCTCCCGATACAAGTCCACATTGGATTTCCATTTAGAAACACCAAGAAGAGCGGCACAGTCGCTTCCACCTATGTGGTTACATCTCTCGGCAAGCCACTCTTCTTCGTTTTTACAATCAATTCTTATTTGCACTTCTCTTCTCCCTCATTGCTTTGTCAGCGGCATCGATTGTGTTACAGGCAACTTTCAGCTGTCTGCGAAGTTCCTCGTTCTCGTTGCAAAGGGAAGTGTCGAAGCACATGACCTTGTTGCTGACATTCCTGCAAGTCTGTGCATAGTTCTGGAGATAGTTGATAATCGAATCAATCTCCTGCATCTGCTTGCGAATATCGCCGTAACTCTTAGAACGGACTTTGCCGTTTCTGTCTGTCCAAATCTTCATCATCGTGGTGTCCTTTCATAAAGATTTTTAGTTGTCGGTCTGTTCCCGACTGCCACTATGTCTTTCCATAGAGCCAGAAATAACACATGGCGTCTGTCTATTCCAGACTGTCACTATGTCTTTCCATAGAGCCATTCAGTAAGGAGTCGCAAAATGCCCAACCAAGGCAATGTCCCTAGCCACATGGGACTGGCTGAGAACGGTGGGCTCGAACCACCAATACATGAGTCAAAGTCATGTGTGTTACCGTTACACCAGTTCTCATCGAAAAAAGCGGGAGCGTTTACGAAATCCATAGCGTGCGATTACGGAATAGAGGATTCTCCTTTCTATAAATTCGTATTTTGGTGGTCAAATCAAAGTAGTTGCTAACGTCCTTCGATTTTGCTCCCGCTAAAAACTCTCTGTACTGTGGTCTGTGCTTTCGCTGTGCCAATTGCAGAGAAGTTTATTCCCAGTTAGGATTGTTATCCCACCAGTCTTCTACATCTATCCTGCGAAGACATACATCGCATCCTGTGGGGTCACCGCTCGTGTCAACGTACACACTCTCGCATTCCTCTCCGCATATCGGGCAGTTCACCTTGTGCGGATACTCTGGGTAGAAGTCTGGAATCATCTGATTCTCGACATCTCGCACATCTCCAAGACGCATAAGCTAGTCCTCGTCTTCCATCGGAATCCTGCAATAACTTGATAGAGATTTGTGCAAGCCCTTCTTGGCTCTCAAGCCACATTTGTCTGGACTGTTAAGACATTTGTCCTTACATATCGCTTGGACTTCACAAGACTTACAGCATAGGTTCAAGACTTGCTCTTCGCAGAAGAAATGCGAACATTTGATTTGCTCTTTAGGAAAAATCATTCTTTGCCCCCTTGTGCTATCAATTGCTACGAATTGCGGTTACTTATGCTCCGTAACCATGTAGTCAAGACTCACACCGAAATCCTTTGCGATTACCATCAAGACATCAAGTCTTGGTACTACCTCGCCCCGCCCCCATCGGGAGATACTGTTCTTTGCAATCTGCAAATTTATCTCAAGAGACTCGACCGTAACGTGTGCTTCTCTGCACAATTCCTTTATGTTCTGGTAGACGGTTCTACCTACAGTACGAAACTCCTGCTTCTCTTTCGTAACTTTCAAGAAATCTTTTCTCCTTCCCGCTTGACATTTCAAGCATTTATGCTAAGATTAAGACAAGAGGTGGACAAAATAACCCCCTCTGTCATATGGGGCTGTGCGGTATTCGGTTTGCTCGACACTTACAGTTTACTGCACTTCCCCTATGCTGTCAAGCATTTTCTGCTAACTTTTTTGCATGGAATTGAAATGTTTGATTATCTGTACGAAAACATTCAAAGGATAGCGAGGGCGCAAAATCTTTCGCTTCGTGATGTCGAATCCCGTGCGGGACTCGGCAGGAATACTATTTATCGTTGGAAGCAAGCACAACCATCTCGCTCATCTGCGGCAAAAGTTGCGAAGGTTCTGGGTGTTCCTGTTGAAAATCTGTACGAAACAACATCGCAAAGACGGGATGTCTTCTCATCGCCTGTAGGGAACTTAATACAGATGCCTATTGTTGGTTCTGTCCGTGCAGGATACGGCGGTCTGGCTGTAGAGGATTATCTCTACGATTACAAAGGCATCCCCGCAGAATCCTTGAGAGGATACCCGCCCAATGAGTGCAGACTCCTGCGTGTGCGTGGGAGTTCTATGTATCCGACTATCGTAGAAGGAGACACCGTCCTCGTACATAGGCAGGAAGACGTAGAGAGCGGAGAGATAGCCGTCATCTTAACGGAAGACGAGGAAGCGACTCTGAAGACCGTAGTGAAGGGAAAGGGATATCTGGAACTCGTTCCGAAGAATCCCGAATACCAGACCAAGAGATTTGATAACGGCAACTGTAAAGACATACATATCTGGGGCAAGGTACTGACCCTGTTCCGTGATTTCTAAAAGGAGAGCGTACATGACAATCGGAGAACGTATTAAACTGAGAAGGGCTGAACTGAATATCTCGCAAGGAGAACTGGCGAGTGCGGTCGGCATGAAACATCAGACAAGCATCAGCAAAATCGAACTCGGACAACGAGGTGTCCCGCTCCATTATCTGGAAGCGATTGCCGAAAAGCTAAAGACAACTCCCGACTATCTCCTTGGTCGGACGGATGACCCCGAAACAGGAGTTCCAAAATTTGTACAACAGTTTGAAGATAACAAGTTAGCAGAGATTAACGCATTCGCTACTTTGCTGTCTGAAGAGAACAGGGAAACCGTAGTTTCGTATATGAGGTTCTTGTATCAAGAACAGATGAGGGCTTCTTATGCAGACAAAGCGTAAGAACGAAGCAAGTTGGGACGGCAAGCGTTGGAGCATTAAGGTTCAGTCGAACGGCACACGCAAGTCGTTCTATTCTTCTATAGAGGGGAAAAAGGGAAAGATAGACTGCGAGAAGAAAGCAGACGATTGGCTCGTAAACAGTCTTAACGGGGAGAACCTCAAGGTAGAGAAACTCTTTGACGATTTTATCGAGGACATGAAACAGCTTGATAAAAGCTATAAGCAGTTTGAATCTATCGGTAGGTCGAGAATCGTTCCGTCTATCGGGAAGAAAAAGATAAGTACTGTAACGGAACAGGATTTGCAGAACATTATACATAAGGCGAACCGAGACGGTCTGTCTAAGAAGACACAGCGCAACATCCGTGGCTGTATCTCTTCGTTCTTCAAGTACTGTCGAAAACGGAAGTGTACAACGCTTATCCCTTCCGATATAGAAATTCGCCGTACCGCTCCGACATACGAAAAGAAATCGCTTCAGCCCGAAGAGATTAAGAAGGTCTTCTCGTCCGAAATCACAACGTATAACGGAAGAGACATCGAGGACAGATATATCTACCTCTACCGCTTCGGCATCTGTACAGGACTCCGTCCAAGCGAACTGCTCGGTCTGCAATGGAAAGATATCTCTGGCGATATTATAACGGTACACCGTGGGATAAACAAAGAAGGGAAGATAACGTCTGGCAAGAACGAGAACGCAAAACGGACATTTAAAATGTCTGCTACCGCTGAAGACGCTCTCCTCATGCAGAAGAAACAATTGAAAGAAGAACACATCGCTTCCATCTGGGTGTTCCCTTGGCGTGACGGAACTTCTACTTCTCTTGATAACTACTATAAAGCTTGGAAGAGATACGCAAAACGGAACGGCATTACGCCCGTCTCTCTGTATGAACTGTCAAGACATACCTTCGTAAGTCTGAACAAGCATATGCCTATCGAACTGCTGAAAGCAATTGTAGGACATAGTACTACAATGTCTACAACGGAGACATACGGACACTTTTTGGAAGGTGAAATGGAACTGGCTCAGTCCTATCAAGATAAGGTCATGAAAGACCTTTTCAGCGGGAAATCTTGAGGACACTTTTGAGGACACTCGATTTGCAGGATGTCTTAAACCGACTTGCAAAATATTCCTTATTAAGAATATTTCAAGCATATATGTTATAACTTATGACGGCAAAATAAGACAAATACTACCTATAGTGCCATGAGTTGACTTGTTCAAGTCCCATCTGCCGCACCAAAAAAATCCCAGAGTTCTGGGATTTTTCTTTATCTTGAGATGTCTTTGAGGACACTTTGAGGACACTTTATAAAAATATTTGGATATATATCGGAGGTTCTTCCTGCATCGCAAACAAAAAAGAAGGTCATCGCAGTACGATGACCTTTGTCTCCTTCTGCAACTTGGCAGACGAGATTTAAACGGTTGAGAACACTTTGGTGTTTAATCCCCGTTATTGTAATCATAAGAGTGAACAGCGTTTTTGTAAGAGCCGCAGTTCATCATCCATCCAGACACGCTTCCGTATTTAATAAGGTTCACATAAAAGATAACCGTCTCGTTACCCTCGGCATAAACAAAAACTGGAAGCTTGTCAGAACCAAGTATGGAATTGACTTGCGCTGTCGTTTGTTCAGTCAGCTTGTAGACATCTTCTACAAATGTAAATGTCTCACCCTCTATAAGGTCTATGCGGGCATACAGACCACCGTCTGAACCACCGCCGCCGCCAGAACTCCCCATTAGAGCCTTTGTTAAAAGCATATCTTTCAGCATAGGTTACGCTCCAATCTCAGCCCACGCAGTTCCATTGAAGTAAAAGGTTTTGTTCGTATCGAGTTCCTGTGCAAGGCTGTTCGTTGCAATCCCGCTTGTCGGCTTTGTATCAGTAGATAGGCAGAGAATCTCTACATATCTTGAAGAGCCGCTTTCGACATTGACATATTTCTCTTCAACAATAGCTATCATCGAAACTTTACATCTCCTTAAAATAGAATAAAATTGCAATTTATCTAGACAATCTATTATAACAAAAAAGCATGGATTTTTCAAGAATCCATGCCGTATTGTCTTAATCCATATCGTATGGTCTTGCTTTCTCGTGAAACTTGAGAAGCAGTTCTGTAATCTTCTTCTGCGGTATAATCTGCTTTATGCTCTTGCCAGTCTGCCTTGCGGACAGCATCGACTTCTGATTGAGACGCAACTGTTCTTCCGTCTGATAATACTCGGATACATACGGGCAGTAGGTGTACTGGGCGTAATACGATACCCGTTTCATATCGAACTTCATCGTTTCTGGAATCGTCCGTATCTGCTTCGCATGGTATCCATTACAGCAAGGACACAATTCTTCCTTGTTGTTACCACTCCTCGTCTTTGTCTTTTCCATCCTTCTCCTCTTCCCGAAGGATAACAAGCCTATCCTCTGCGTTGTATTTGTTGAAGAACGCTTCGATAAATAACAGCAACGAATCCATAGACATATCTCTGGCAAGCAACTCCTCGCCGCCGACATAAACCTTAAACCTTTGCTCCTGCATATGCTTCCTCTCTGCTCTTTATATTCTCATCATTCACCCAAGGAACGTATACTTCTCTCCCGCACTTCTCGCACAAAGCTGTTCTCTCGAAATAACCGATATGCTTATCCCCGATAACAGCGTGTACATAGCCCGACCAAATCCTGTACCCTACGTCTTCTCTGCACGTTTCGCAAAACACTTTATCCTGCATATTCCGCTTCACGCTCCCGTTCCCTGTATTTCCTGTTCTTCTCCCTTATCGCTTCCTTATGCCTTTGCTGATAACGTCTATCCTTTGCACGTTTCTTCTCGGCATACTCTGGGTCTTGCATCTTGATACGGTAATACTCCCGATTGTATTCTCTTTTCTTCTCGGAAGATTCGCAGTTCTTGATATACCGCTGTATTGCAAAGACGGCACAGGATACCGCTTCCTGTTCTTCCTCGTCATGTATTACCATCTCCTGCAAGACACACATAGACTTCCATGCTTGCTCCAAGGACATATTCTTCATTCGGTTTCTGCCGTTCCCTTCTTCTTCTTTTCTCTTCCTTCGGCTCTATATCTCGCACGGTATTCCCGCTGATAATTCCTGTAATGCTCCGCAACCTCTGGGTTGACAATCCTGCGGTTCTTGTTGTACTCGTTCCGTTTCTCCCTGTTCTCCTCTTCGAGTATCGCCATCTGCAAAGCTTTTACGGCAAGCAAGAAGTACTGCATCTCTTCCTCGCTTCTTGGGTCTGCCGTCTCGAAATAATAAATCGCTTGGAACGCATCCTCTGCGTGAATAAGCGATAACTTCCTTGGTCTAGACATATCTATCCTGTATCCCTTCCGCTGTCGTATCTACAACCTCTATCTCTTTGCCGTACACTCGTATCCCGTTGTACTCCGCTTTATTCCTTGCTCTCTTCGCATCGTTAAGTGTTTCGTACAGAACAAGCGTCTTGTTCCCGATAGGTGCGAATCCGATTAAACCATCCGTATATAGGAGAACCTGTATTGCTTTCTTCATACGCATCGGGATAAGCCAACTCGGACGCTTATACGGAATCTTGCCTACCCAGAATCCGTAACCTACGACTCTTACGCTTCCGTCTTCATTCTTCTCTAACATTCCCCGTCTTCACCCTTTCCCTTTTTTCTCTTAAATAATTCTGAGAAAAATTCCTTATACACATGAACTACGGTAATAAGGAATCCGACAAACATAATCGCAAGAAAGATTAATCCGAAATAAATAAAAATTACCTTAAACGTCTGTTCGAGCATCGTCATCCTTCTTCTCCTTCCGACTCATGACAACAACCAACTTATCAACAGGGCGTATGTAGTCAATGAATACCCTCTCTATCTCCCAGTTGCCGTCTTTAAAAACTTGGAAGACTTTCTCCCCGTCTATCTTTATGTCCGTAATAGAACCCGCAGAATCGATATCCCTAATAATCTTGGAATAAATCATCGGCGTATCACTTTTCTTATCTTCGCCATGAACGTTCCAACATACCGCCATTCTCACGCTCGGATTGATACAAGCCGTTGTCTTGCAATACCCTTCGCTTGTCTTGTTGTCGCACACATACCCGCAACGCTCCGTCATCCTTCTCCATCCCTTTCCAAGTAATAATCGATATCTCCCGAATCGAACTTCATATTCATCTGCTTCTTATATACATCGAAGTACAGTTCGTCCTTGTCTCCGTTGTATGTTGCTTCGTAATACTTCCCGTCTTGTACAGAAGGGACGCACAGCAAAGCTTTCATATTCTGTAAGGTCTTGCAGAACCAGACAACGGCAACATCGTGCGCTCCCTGTATATCGGGGTTAGCATCGTATAACTCGCTTTCCGTTATATGTTTTGCGAGGTCGATAAAATCCTGTACTTGCATCCTCATTCGCTCTCGTCCTTTCCGCATATTTCTTCAAGATATTTGCCTAACGCTTCTTCCTTGTTATTGTAATAGTCTCCTATCTCCCTATCGTAGACACTCCCGTCGGCTTGCAAGAAGAATCGCTCTTTGCCGTAATCGACAGAGGTTATCATCGCAAACGCATCCCAAAACCCTTCATTGTATCCCTCGCCGTATTCTCCTGTGTTTGCGTTATGCAAGTCTTCCCAGAATTCAATCTCGTTCATTTGTCCGCCCCCTCGAACAAGGAAACGCCCTTCTCGGTTTCCTCGATATACTTATCGACTTCTCTCTCAAGACGTTTGCTTTCCGTAAGAACATCCATGCTCCTCGTCTTGAAGTATCGCTTCTGCATCTCCCGCATTTCTTTAACAAGCTTTACAAAATCGTTCGTCATTCCTCTTCTCCTCTCCCGCCAAATTCTTTTTCATATAACATTTCAAAATATTCTTGCCAAATATAATCCATGCGTTTTTCAATGTCTCCATACGCAACTCGATTATCATCATCTGGAGATATCCCATATAACGATTCCATCCTCGCTACGATATATCCCCAAGAGATAGAGTAATCGTTCTCTTTCGTTCGCTTTTCCTCTATCCAAGTTTCTCCACGGGCGACTTGCTCTAGGGCGGTCTTCAAACTTAAATAGATTTCACTCGGTCGCTGGCTCATTCGCTTCTCCTCTCACAGACTTCCGTCATCACCTATTCGGTTTGCAAACTCTTCAATTGCTTCATCAAGAGTCATATATGTACAACTGTCTCTTGAATAAATAATTCCTTTTGCTTCATTCTCCATGAAGTAATACTGCTTTCCGTGCCACACACTTGACAGAAAATTAAGCACCTCAAATTCTCCCTTTTTGAATCCATCATCGTATGCTTTCTGTAACTCTTTCCCGATATCTATCATTTTGCTTCCCCCATCATATCTAATTGCTGTATCCATTGCAGAAGACATCACGGTCGACATATCCTGCTGGAAACATACAAACGCTTTGGTGTCACTCATTCGCTTCTTCTTCCAGTTCGCACCATAACGGTCTTCCCATAAATTTCTCTATCTGATACCTGTCTGGAACTCCATACGAGAAAAGAATACAGCAATCTCTGTCTCTTTCATGAAACGGACATTCTCTACATGATGACGGCATTGGCATATCTATGCGTATCATTTCAGCACCCCCTGTTTGTAATTCACTTCATAATTTGGAATATGCAATGGGCAACAGTTGGTTGGATTAACATATCTTCTATGGGCAGAGCAGTAATAAATAAGTGCCGTGCTTGCCGTAGATGAAGACGACCTAATACAGTTCTGACAACATTTCATTTGCTTTTCCTCTCCACATCTGCGACGCAAGTCACTTCATATTGTTGATTCCATGTCGGCACAACAGATTGATTCCACATTGGGCAGATTGCGTTCGTCTGTCTGCAAATTCCGCATGGAAGTCGAAATGCACAATAACTGGTATATGCAGTTGAAGTGCCAACTCCAGTACCGTTTTCAGTTGGTATGTATGTCATTCGCTTCTCCTTTCGCCGACCTCTCGCATCATTCTTCTCCACTTCTGCCGATTATTCGGTTCTTGCTTATGCTCCCACAACCATCTGATTGCGCTGATGTAGTATTTGAGTTTCTGTATCATTCGCTTCTCCTATCACCCTTTGAACACCATTTAATTGGTGAGTATCCAATAGTTACTATGCTTGGTTCAGTTCGTGTATACTGAACATATTTGCTACACTCATTTGCGTATCGGCAATCCTCACAGCGCACCAGATTTTGAACGACAGTAAAGGTAAAGCCACCACCAGTAATATCATCAATATCTTCTGTCGATATAATCCATTCCCTCATTCGCTTCACCTCTCGCCTTTCCAACACCACGCATCTTCTGGTCTTTGCCGTTCGTTCAGATGCGCCATAGGACACCCAACCAATTCCTTTTTGGGATTGTGCTTGCACTCATAGCACCGCACGACTTTCAAATACTCAACTTCTTTGCCGCTCTTTGTATGAAAGACAATGCGAGGAGTATTCTCCATGTTTACGTCCATAAGCGCATCGAACTGCTCGTCTGTAATAGGGCTATTAAGCGTAAGCGTTATTTCGTCTCTAAGCATTCCTTTTCCACTTCCCACGGTTCTGGCAGTGGCATCCAAGCTTGCACTACAGGGTTTGAAGCATCGTTACACCATCCACCTGTAAAGTTTGGAATAATAAGGAATTGGCAAACCCAAACCTTGTCTCCACCACTTACATAATATAGACCCGATTTTTTCGGCAACTCCTCACTGCACGGCATCCATCGGTGTCGTGGATAATTTTTGTATTGATTCCACGCATCACATTCACCGCATTTTTCTTCTGGCTGTGCAGATGGTAATTTTATGATTGCTATAATACTCCGGGTATTAGATTCATCAACACGACAAAGTGCATCAATCGCCGCCCGTCTGCTAATTAAATCATCCATCGGCTTTCCTTCCTGCCTTATATGGCTCTGGTCGTGGCATCCATGCGACAATGCCATCAAAATAAGCAGGGAACATCCATCCAAACTCTATATCGTATTTCCCAATCATCATTGCCCCTGCATCGTTCTGACATATTGTCCACATATTTTCTTCTGGCAACCTCTCCGTCACAGGTATCCACCGTTGTTCTGGCTGTGCGGATGGCTTATATTTATTGCAAGCACAGATGTTATCATTACCTATGCCGTTTCCGAAAATCACATCATCGTTTTTACTTGGGCAGTCTGGGTACGAATAATTGCAACTATCACATAGATTTGTCTGATTATCTGGCTGTGCGGGTGGCAGATTGTTGATTACTTTCTCAATAATCTTTTTGGATGCAGACCAGTTTTGATACTTCCTGTGACAGTCTCCACACAAATCCTCATTCATTTCTTTTCCACAGTTATCACAATACGCATAACAGAATGCATCGTAAACCGCATCTATCGCCCTTTTTCTGCTGACTGAATCATTCATCGGTTCTCCTTTCTGCTTTATGCTTCAGAAATTGTTCCCAACACGCAACGCCTACAGTATGCGGGCAGGAGTCCAACAGTTCGCATTTTTCTGGCAACCATTTGTCTATGTCGTTATAGTTGCAAGCGCAAGTGTCACCAAAAAGTTCTGCAAGTAGACAGGCAACTGTATGATTGTTCCACTCTGGCTGTACGGGTAGCAATGCCTTGATAGCCGCAACATCCCGTCTCCATTGGTTGCGTTCTGCCACCTCTGCATCATCATCGTGCCATACAAGCGGTTCTTCACCAAGTGCTTCAATTGCCGCTCGTCTGCTGATTAAGTCATCCATTGTCGCCCGTCTGCTGATTAAATCGTCTATTCTCTCTCTAAGAACTATTAATTCATTCAGCCAATCCGCAAGCTGTTCAGCCTCATATGTGGCATCTCTCATATCCATGTAATCGTTAGATTCTATTCGTGCTTTCAACCGACATTCTTTGGCTATCTCGCTATAGTAAGTAACTGCATCTTCGAGTGTCATATCTCGTTCTCTTCCCCCTTTTCTCGGATATAATGCTCGTAATCGTTCTCGCAATCGTAAGGACAGTCTATCCAGTCGAAATGGCAACCCGTTAACCGTGCGACTATAATCCGCTTATTGCACTTCCTGCATATCCTGCTACGTTCTTCCTGTACAGATTGAGATATCGCTATCATTTCGCACATCGTCTCTTTCTTCCTCTAAATTGGTCTATAAAGTCGCACAAGATGTCGTAAGCCATAAACAGAATAACTAAAAGCCATACAAGGACTGAAATCCCGAGAACAATAATAAGTGCTATCTCTAGACCGTGCATTTCTCTCAACCTCACATACTTCCGTCATCTGGGTTAAATGTAGGCTCGTATAATATGTCATGTTCCAACTGCTCTATTGCTCGTTGATAATCGCAATCCGTTTCTTTTGTTCTCATATCTGCTCCGCAGTTTGGGCATTTGGCAGGAACGTCCTTTAATCTACAAGTCTTTGGTTCGCCGCAATTTGAACATACAAGACGATGCCATCCGTAAGCATAACCGACTTTAATCCACCTCGGATAATGCGCTAAACATAACGAATCTAATACTGGACTATCCATCGTTTTCCTTTTCCCCTCTCATTAAAGCGCATACTGTCTCGAAATCTTCTCTTACCGCATAGCTGTGATGTTTTAGAATGACTCTTGTCGGTCGTTCTCTAAAGTCGTACTTTCGTGCCAACGCACAATCAAGATAGTCACCTTTTTCTATGCTTATGACTTCATCTGCAACAACAGCGATATCTCTCTTTTCAAGAGTTGTCAGCTTAATCAGTTTCATCGTTTTCTTCCTTCATCCTTTTCCCGCAGGACGGACAGTAGTTGAACTCTTTAATGAAATCGATATCAAATGCTTTATAAATCCACGGGAAGAACTTGCCGCATTTGGTACACCAATAACCGTCTTGCCCTTGTTCGTTTTCTCCGTAGAACCATCGACCACACTCTCGCTCAACGGCATCGTCTGTTTGCATTTGTATATGCTCCATCCATTGTTCCACACGGAACGATGGAATCAATCTTGCCCCATTCGTGTAAACCTCGTCTTTATCCACAAACCCATACGACCGTTCAAATTCTTCCCATGTTTTCGGGAACGTCATTAAGTCGCTCATTCCTCTTCCCCCTTCGGCTGTCTTTCCTTTTTGTTGAACTTATTCCCGTAAGAATCTCTCCAATGCGGACAAGAATAACAATCTCCCGAACAGTCTCCCCAGAAATCGTCCTTCTTGACATAACAGGAATCGTTGTCGTATTCGGGGCAGTACCGTACATCGTATGCTCCCTTTACCGTTGCATATCCTCTCTTCCTTGCGACCCATCCCTGTACAGGCTTAAACTCCCTTGCCCAACTGCATCCGTTTGTTATGCTCTTCCCGCAAGTCCAACATAAACTCTCCTGCCCTATCCGTATCTTGACTGCGTTCTCTTCCGTCAGCATTTCTTCTCCTCTTCTCTTATCCCGCTCCGTAAATATCCTTGCAATCCTCGCAGAAATCCTCTTCCTCTTTCCTGTCGTAATACCATCCCGCTTCTTCCGCTTCCTGCACTGCTTCCTTGAAAGTACTCTTCCCTTCCAACTCTATCCCGCAATAATCGCAAACAGGATAATACTTACCTTCTCTTGAATCGATAGACATTTCCGTTCCCTTCTCTTATCTCTTAGATTTTTCCTTCCTCTCTCAAGACTCTGTCTTATCTCCCTATACTCTATCATCCCGATTAGTCTTATGTCAATACTCTCTAATCCCCGTTTTTTCTTGCATTGCCTTTTTATATAGGATATAATGTACTCGCATCTTGAGGTCAGCATCTATGTTTTGTCCGTGTTTCTTCACCCCCTTTCTACGGGCAAACAAAAGAGAGAGAGGTTCACGCCCCTCTCTTTCTTTTTTTATATTTTTTTACCTACCCCTTATCTGGCATTTACATTTCCCGTACCGATTCTTTACCTACCCCCCGCCTACCCTTTACATATCCTTTATCCAATGTCAATCTATACATTTACATTATTCTTATAGGACATTTCGTCATATTTTATCTAAGACATTTTTAAGACTATTTTGCAGAGCTTTATAGGGGAAGGATAGCATAGTGCTGATGCGATTTTCGCCCTATGCATAGACTGCAAAATATCCCCCATATGCTGATATTGCTAGTATTTTAAACGGATTCCTATCCCCATTGACACATTGTCATTATACATATGCATTACTTTATACATTTTCTTTCGGTTTACTTTTCAATCGTTAACGTGTTGATAGTTAACTAGTTAACAATCGCCTAGAGTGGCGGATTATAGCAGTTTTTCCCCATTATATATATTATTCTTGTATTATATATATATTATATATATCTCATAGATATAAGAATATTCTATACAAGGATATGCATAAGAAATGAATAAAGGTAAAAAATGAAATGAACATAAATTGAAATTGCAAAAAAAGAAGAAAAAAGTTAAAAAAATTTTTGTTTTGAGATGGGATTGTTTGCGGATAGCTATACACGCGTGCGCGAGGATTGCACTTTTCAAGCGGATACAGTCGAATTGGATTTGATAAACTGTCATTGTCGCCAAGCCGAACAGGCTTAAATTCAAGACGGCAAAAAAGAAAGGAATAAAGCAATGAAACAGAACGTAAAGAAAGCAACCGCAAAGAAAGTCACTAACAGCGACAGAAAATCAATCATGTTGACCGCACACAAACTGAGCAATCACGGAAAATCGATGCAGTGGAAAACGGCACTCAAAACGGCATGGAAAGCGTTTAAAGGTGGATGCCTTGAATCCGTAACCGATATCGAATCGGCAATGATTTACGAGCTTGGCAAGGCAAGCGAAACGAAATTAATCGAAAGAATCGCTCATAAGTATTTGAGCAAACTGGTCAGAGAATCAAAATCTATGAAAGATGAAAACGGCGAGCAGGTCGATAATGAGTTGTCAGTATCCGCACAAAAAGCGTTTTACCACTGGGGATTTTATGGATTTGAGAACGAAACCTATCGGGATTACGTTCAGAATATCGCATTGGCTACAATGCGATTAATCCGCAAGCCCGACTATATCCAGTCTAAAAACGACTGGAGGATAGAAAACGGATATGAACCATTGACTATTGTCAATCTTATTTGGAATGGGGCTTCCATCGGCTGGAATATGACCATGAAGCAAATTTATAATCGCATGAGAAAAAACGCAAAAACTCATAAGTATGAATATTTCAATGTTGATTCACTGGATAGAACTGCAATAAACAGTGACGGTGAAGAGTTTAACCAGTACGATACTATCGACGCCGAATCCGTAAAAGGTCAGTACGGCTTTTCTAGCAAGACAGAATACTGGATGGTATGGGATGCAATCAAATCCGTTTGCAAGGATGAAAAGGAGCTTGCAATTGTCGCATACAGGAAAAACGGAAACAAAACACAGAAACAAACTGCTGACTACATGGGATTGTGTCAGCAGAACATTGCTAGGACATTGAAACAGATTGCAGAAAGATATCACGCAATTTAATAAATGAATGGATGGACAAAAAGACCGCCCACACATCGGGCGGTCTTTTTTTATGCCTAAAAATCAAAAAATCTTTTTTCATAAAAAAATAATTTTTTGTGTAGTAAATCGGGATTTTGTGACTCTGTTATCAGTGCAAGGCAAGCAAGCGAACGCAAGCAAGCGAACGCAAGCGAACGCAAGCAAGGCAAGCGAACGAAAAACAGGAAGGATGGAAAAATAAAATGACAATGTATGAAATTCTGAAAGAAATTGAAACAGTAAAAATCAAGATGAAAAATCATCGTTCAGAGTGGTTCGGGATGCTTGGTACAGAGTGGGAAAAAGCGGACTGGATGAAAAAACGCAATCGCTTAAATGAACTGCTCGCAATGCTTGCAAGAGCATAATGCAAGCGAAAAACACACCATGCAGAAAATGAAAAAAATTTTTTCGTGCAGTGTAGTAAAACAAAAAATCGTGACTCTGGTATTAATGACAAGATGAGAAAGGAAAAAAAGAAAATGAACATGAAAATCAAAATCCTGCAAGCTAATATTTCAACACCGTACAAATTCCTGTCGTACAAAACTGCACAGCGTGAAAACTTTTCCCTGTTAGATTACGATTGTGTTTTTGATGGAGAAGTTGACGTAAATAGCCTTGACGATATTTTTGCAATTTTCAACACGGATGAAAGACCGAATCCGATGACAATGCATTCATTAAGCGTTTCCGATTTAGTCGTGACGAAAGACGGCACGTTTTATTGCGACAATTTCGGATGGAAAAAAATTCTATGAAAGGAAATGAAAAAATGAAAGACGGAAAATTAATTGGGAAAGCTGTTATCTTGAAAGGCTTTAACGGTAGTCGGTCGGATGACTGGGTGATTATAAAGGATTATGACGGGAAATATTACTGGGCATCTTTCGGCGATGATAAAATATGCATTCCGTTTTACAGAAATGAATTTATCGTGCCGAGAGATAACATAAAACGTGAATTTCGGAAATGCAGTAACCAAAAATAATATATTATTTCATGCTGTAGTAAAACAGAAAATCGTGACTCTGTAAAGGATGAACAGATAAGCACTCAAAAAAATGAGTGCTTTTTTGTTTGCTCTTTGCGGATGCAAAAAACAAAAAATAATGGAGGCACAAAAAAATGACCACAAAAAAATCAATCTATGAATCATTCGGAATCCAGTTTGACGGTGAAAAAATTCTTTCCCCGATGGGAGCGATTCGTCCCCTGTTGAAAAATGGCAACACGAAAGTCGGAAAGAACGTGTACACGTTTTCAATCTTGCCTACAAACAAAATGTTTAATGTTGATGGCATAGAAATGAAAGGAACGTGTCCATGCACTTGCAAAGATTGCTACGGCACAAAAGGATGCTGTGCATATGATAGCTCTGTCGCAAGCTATGCAAGGAATACAATTCTCGTGCGGAAACATCTTTCCTTTGTGCGTGATGCAATCATGGCACAGATTCTTGCGGATAAAATCCGTACGGTGAGAATCCATGCGGTCGGTGATTTCGATGGAAATGCAGAATATGTGGAGATGTGGAAAGACATAATCCGCAAGAATCCAAACGTGCAGTTTTGGACATATACAAAGTTTGCTCAGTTTGGGAATGCATTCGATGAACTGCCAAACGGAAACATTGTAAAGTCTGTTATTCCGAAAATCGGATTCAATTTCGGGGAATGCGGATATGTAATCGATACATATCGGTACTTGAAAAGTATTGGGGAAGATGTGTATGTGTGCAGATGCGGAATTGACGATAATCAGCACTGCACACACTGCAAACATTGCAGTACACACAAGTATGTTCTGTTCGTCATCCATGGAAACGGATATCGTGCAGAAAAGGATGCACGATATGCAGAACTGGTGGAACTGATTGAGTCGCAGGATAGGGAATGAAAAATTCCCTATCTTTTTTTGAATGCAGTGTAGTAATTTGCGATTTTGTGACTCTGTTATGTGTGGAAAGGATGAAGAAATGAATATGACGATTGAGAGAAAAGCAAAACTGTACGACGGCAGATGTATGGATGTTTTCGGACTGACGGAAAAAATGTCGACTGAAGAAAAGGCAAGAAAATTCGATACGCTTATAGCTTTGGCGATTATGGCAAACAGTGGCGATGAAGGTATCGATGTCGTTGGATGCATTTCCAAATTTGAGGATTTCGGCATGACTAGGTCTGAAATCAACGATGTATTGCGTAAAAGGTTCTTTGCTAACTGAAATAATATATTATTTCGGGATGTAGTAAAACGCAAAAATGTGACTCATGAAGGGGTAGTATATCCAATTTTAAGAATGGAGAGGTGAAAATCTATGTTCGGAATGAAGAAAACTGCAAAGAATGATGGGAAAAAGGCTTGTCTGATGCTCGTGAATTGTGGGTATGGCTTGTGTGGCTTTGAAGATGATTCTCATGCGTATGCGATTTATGAAAACCGATTTACTGGAAAGCAAATCCGTTTTTGCATGGATGACGCAACATATGAACCGATTGATAATGCAAGAATCGTGCGAAGCTGTTTTGCACGATGAAAAAAATTTATTTTCGATGTAGTAAATCGTGAAATTGTGACTCTGATATAAATGCAAACAAACGAAATCAATGAAAGGATGGAATTTGAACCATGATGATGAAGAGATTTTACTTGAACGGATGCTGTGTCGATGATGCGGTCGTTGAAAAGCATACTACACGCTATGTGAAAACCGAAAGCGGTAAATCGTGGAGAAAAACAGATGAAGAAACCGAAACCATAACAGCAAGGCAGTACTGCAACATTGTGGAGGCTGTTCCGTTCTTCCGTAATCTTGGGGGCAAGGAAATCGTAAGCAAAGGATATACCTATTACGGATATATACCGATTCAGATTACAAGCATCTCACCCGACAGGAACGCAAAGCACGTTTACCAGTTCAGTTTTAAGCTGAACTGATTTTTTAATTATGGAGATGTGAAAAATGAATCGTGCGATTTACAGACCGATGTTTAGCCGTTTGCTGTGTGCGGTGCTGATTGATATCGAGGAAATTTGAAAGGATGGTGCTGTGGAAATGTTTGTCGAAACGCTAAGTGAAGCGAGGAAACTCGCAAAGGAAATCAACGGGACATACCGCAAGGTTGATAGCGGATGGTTGGTTCTTTCGTGGGCTGAATATCATGTATGGATTAACCAAAAATGACAAACTGGATGCATGAAAAAAATATTTTTTGAACGTGTAGTAAATTTGGAAAATGTGACTCTGATATGAACGCATTAAGTGAAAGGAGAATGATGTATGACTGAAAAATATATGCCCAAAGTTGGAGAAAAAGTGACCCTGTGCAATTGGTACTGTGCTACGAAAACTCCGTACACAGTTATCAAGGTAAGCAAGTCTGAAGTAACTGTGCAGGAATGCGAACTTCTGTTCTGTGGTGTTCGGCACTACGATACTATTGCGGACGAAATCCGTGAGAATCCTAACGGACGGACGGCAACTCTGCGGTGGAGTCCGAAGCGTGGCTGTTGGATGGAGAGTCCTGTCCGTTCGTGGTCTGACCGAGCGGTGTTTGGCAAGTGGGAACACGAACCCTATCTTAACTAAGGATGGTGATTTGAAATGTTACAGGATGAAAATGCATTTGCAGAGAATCCGCAGGCAATGCGTGTTCTTGTCAAGTCTTTCAAGGACAAGGTAAAGACTTTGAAAAAAATTCATCATAATGCACTGATGACGCACAACAATCCGCAGAAAGTTATCGATGAGTTTGTCGATGCTGTCGGATATGAAAATGCCAAGAATGTTATCGCAAATTTGGTAAATGCGAGAGCGAAATGGGACGGAAGAATCTCTCCGAAAAATAAAGAATGGGCAAGCAATCTTGCGGACATCGACCGAGAAGTAATCACCTGCATATGTTATGCCGATGATGCGATTCACTCCGCACATCTTGACCAACTTTGCGACTACATGAGAAGAAAGGAAGTGTAAATATGCCCGAGAAAGTATGGAGAATCACATTCGAGAAGAACGGCAGAGAATACTGGACAGCCTTGCGTGAATCGACAGCGGAAAGTGCTGTTGCACAGTTCATTGAATGGAACAAAGACGCAAAAGTTTTGACTGTAAAGGAGATGTAAACATGGAAAGGATGTACCCCTGTGATGCAAGCGGAATGTGTCCGTATGAAACATTCGATAATCCAGAAAGGATGTATTTCTGCCGTGACCATTGCGGTCTTGGTGTAGATGAATCAGATGAGCAGTACATTTGGGACGATGAAGAAAGTGAGGATGATGAATAATGATGTTGAAAGTAATGGATTTATGCAAGCAAATTCCAAAGATGCGTGTGCAGATTTGTAACGCATCCACATTGGAAGTCCTGTTTGAAGGTGTCATTGAAGATTGTCCGTATCGTATTTGCGACATGGATATCGAAAAGGTTGAAGCGCAGTTCGTAAACGGTGTTGACTATCTTATTCTTGCAGAATGAAAGGAGAATGAAGCAATGTATTGCGAAAGAAAAAGAAATGTAAACTTGTCGGTAAGTTTTGAAATCCAGTTGGCAGATGTTATCCGATTGATAACTGCCAGTTTGGTGTGCGTTTATTATTCTGATGAGTTCGGGGATTCTAACTTCTTTGAAGCAAACGGTGAAGGAGAACTTCGCAAAAAGGCAAAAGAAGCCAATGTCCTTGATGCAACAGTAAACAGTATCGGCAACTTGAATGGGAAAATAGTCATCCTTTGCGATAAAAAGTTGCAGACACTATCTGAAGCTTCCATTGATATAGATGTATGAAAGGAGAATGAAGCCATGGCAAACAGTTTCAGAAAATATATCATGACGGATTACAAAGAGGTTATCAAGAAAATGAAAAAGATTGGTGCGGAGAACATCCACGGAATCAGCGGAGAACATCGGGCATTGAATATGGAAACGAAAGAATGGAAACCATATTATACAATACATTACAACAAACGTGCGGAGTTTGAAATCAGTCCGTCCGTGTTGGACAAACTCGTTGAACTTGGTGTGCTTGTAAAAGAATGAATGGGGGTGCTGAGATGGGCAGGCGTAGCCGAGTGTGTAAATTTCGGAACAAACTCTTCCAGTACGATTTCGATAAATGCATGGTGTACTGGGTGAGCAAACCCACTAAATACATACTGGAAGATAACGAGGAGTGGATGTCAGAACATGGATATCCACTCTTCCCTATTAATGAAGATGGATACATGGATGTCAAAGGCATCGGTCTTTCCGAGATGAATTGGAAGGACAAAGAAGCAAGAAATGAGTACCTTGAAATGTGGTGTGATGAACTGGATGAAGAAACTCGCATTCTCGCAAAAGAATATGAACTATGGGGGTGAAAAATAATGGAGAAAAAGATGTATGAACTGAACGGATACAAGATATATATCGAGAAGACAAAATATGAATACAATGGACGGCTTGCCGTGCAAGCATACATTGTGGAAGATGATGGATGGGTCGAACCTTATGGCACTATCACAGTCAATCTTCCTAACGAGCAGATAACCGATAAGGACTGCGGATTTGTTGATGAAAACAATATGCCGTTCATTTCCGAATGGCTTGAAGAAAATGGACTAGCCGAAATTACTGGCAGGATTGGTATGAGCGGTTACTGCTTCTATTCTGAAATGAGATTCAAATAAAAAAATATTTTTTGGGATAGTGTAGTAATTTCCAAAATCGTGACTCTGTATACAACGAACAAAAAATGAGAGGAGAAAAATGTATGAACGTATATGAGATTGTTACAGACCGCATCGTGAAAGAACTTGAGAACGGACAGATTCCGTGGAAGAAGCCTTGGGTCGGCACGGAATACGCATGGGGAAGAAACAACGGAAAGTTCTACTCCATTCTGAATCAGTTACTGGTCGAAAAGAGCGGTGAATATGCTACTTTCGGAAAGATTCAGAAAGATGGTGGCAAGGTTAAGAAAGGTGCAACGCACAAAGACATCTTCTGTTGGGGGATGCGAGAGTCCAAAACAGAAAAGGACAAGGATGGAAAGCCAAAGATGATTCCATACTTGAAATGGTGGCAAGTGTTCAACATCAAGGAAGACACCGACCTAGATGTTAAATATCACAAGGAACTGGTGCAGACATTCGATACTGCTCCAATCGAGGAGATTGACCGCATCATTAATGATTATGCGGGGCGGAGCGGTGTGAAGTTCATCACCGATAAGGGATGCGACCGTGCCTACTACTCCCCCACTGACCACACGATTCATCTTCCGAGCATCGAACAGTTTAAGAATGTTGCCCTGTATTACAGCACAAAGTTCCATGAGATGATTCACAGCACAGGGCATAAGTCCTTGCTGAATCGGTTTGAAAAGGGACAGACAAAGTTTGGGAGCGAGGTCTATTCCAAAGAGGAACTAGTCGCAGAGATTGGAACGGCTTGTATTCTGAATCGGTTGGGAATCGAAACGGATGATTCGTTCCGCAACAGCACAGCCTATGTGCAGAACTGGGCAAAGCATCTCAAGGCAGACAGCAAGATGATTGTGTCGGCATCCAGTAAAGCAGAGAAAGCCGTGAAGTTAATCTTCAACGAACTGGACGAGAAAGAAAACAATAATGATGCCACCGAAATGGTGGCATCTGTTGCATAAGAAAGGAGAAAAATATGTTTGGTGCAATGACGGTCGAACAGTTCCTGTATTTCGCAATGGATGATTGCGAGGTTGGAATCTTTAACCTTGACAGCGGAGATGAAGCTGTCTTCAAAACAATCGATGAAGCTGTAGCAAAGTACGGCAACTGTGATGTGTGTTCGTGGGATGTCGAGGACGGACACATTTGCTTGAACATTGAAGAATAAGGATGGTGAAATGCATGACTGATATTAAGAATTTAACTCCGCACTCTATCGTGGTAATCCTGTCGGATGACATCCGATACGTTATCACTCCGAGCGATTCTGTCGCTCGTTGTTCCTCTTCCACCGAGGTCATCGGTGAGGTGAATGGAGTTCCGCTGACTCGCACAATTTACGGTGAGGTTGTCGGACTCCCACAACCGAAAGAGAACACGATTTATATCGTGTCCACTCTTGTTGCACAGGCTTGTCCCGACAGGGATGACTTGTTTATCCCGAATGAAATCGTCCGTGACACAAACGGCAAGGTTATCGGATGCAAATCGTTCGGAAGAGTTCATTAAAGGGGATGAATAAAATGCCAAATGGAAAATGGTTAATCACATATCGAAAACGATTTGGTCGGAAAGAATATATGGCAATTATATATAAGGATATTACATTGCAGGAAGCAATCAAACGGTTTGAAGAGATATATCCTTTCGCTATAATCACATCAATCGTGTAAGGGGGAACGAGCATGAATAAACATGGCGAACTGAAAATCATGACGGCAAAGGAACTGGTAGACACGTTCATCCTTGGAGATGCACAGGAAGGGATGGATTATGCTGTGCTTGACTTCACAAAGAAAGAACTGAACGGCATTCCTGCGAAATATCTTGATATCGAAAAAGTATACGAGGATGCATGGGGATGGAACGGCATTCGAGTGATGGAAAGTCCGCTCGGTACGGAAGAAACCATCATCGTTATCGGACATTACGGTTCGATGATTTCGGATTGCATGGCTATCAATGCAGAGAATCTTACCTACGATTGCTACGGCATCACAGAACGTATTCATAACACAATTTACAACTGCGGTGGTGAGGAATTGAACGATGACACGCTTCTGATTGTCGAGATGCACGATGCGATGTATAAGCGTGCAGAGGAAGATGCGAAATGCGAAAGAATCCTTGCAGATGCCAAGAAAAAAATGTGTATGTGATGTAGTAAACCACCAAATCGTGACTCTGTATAGAGCGAAAGGAGCAAAAACAAATGGAAGAAAAGAAAAACGAAAACATTTATGCAATTTGGGAATGCCACATGGATGAGCTTCGCAAAAAAGTAAAGACCATACAGAAGAAATGCGAAAAATACGGATGCGACTTCACGTTTGAAGAAGTTGGCGAGGAAATCCGTGAGGTAACAGACAGAGAACTGGTTGACCCTAACACTGGGAAGCCAGTTGTCCACCATCTCAAGTTCATCCTCGTCCATGCGGAAGGAACTGCTGTCATTAACGGATGGGAATTCGTTGCGTCAGTTGAACACACGGAAAACGGAAACATTTTCCGCAAAGCGATGACGGATGTTGAAATTCCGCAGAGATATAGATGCTCTGACCCATACTGTGAGCATTGCAACAGCCACAGAATGCGGAAAGGGACGTTCATCGTTCGCAATGTTGAGAGCGGTGAGTTCAAACAAGTCGGACACAACTGCTTGAATGATTACACGCACGGAATGTCCGCATCGTTTGCTTCTTTTAATGCATCTCTGAAGTCCGTGTTTGAAGAAGCACAGAATCAACCGATTAGCGGTGTCAGTTGGTTCGCAAAAAGCTTTGGGACGAGAGAAGTCCTCTGCTACTCCGCAGAAACGATTCGGCACTTTGGTTATTCCAAGTCTGAAAACGGATATGATAGCACAAAAGAACGTATGCGTAGGTTCTTTGACTGTCAGCATGGTGGTCTCTTTCCTAGCAAACTAAACGATGAAGTTCGTGAGCAGATGGAGAGCGTTGGCTTCAATCATGAATCCGATGGAGCGAACAAGATGGTAGATGATGCTCTTGCGTGGCTTAACGAACAAGAGGAAAAGAATGATTACATTCACAACCTCAAAGTAGCTTGCTCGTTGGATTACACAGCGTACAACAAGTTCGGACTTCTTGTTTCGCTATTCCCAACTTACACAAGAGAGATGGGATTGTATGAAAAGAGAGCAAAAGAAACGGAGCAGGGAAAATCTTCCGACTATGTTGGAAATGTCGGAGATAAGGTTGATGTTGATGTGGACAGCATCAAGTGCGTTACTTCTTGGGAATCTTCTTATGATGGATACCACACATCGGTAACGTACATTTGGAAAATCATAGGCAAAGATGGGAACGTGTTCACTTGGAAGACAAGCAAGTGGATGGACGAGGAGAATCCACCTAGGTTAATCAAGGGAACAGTAAAAGAACACAAAGAGTTCCGTGAAATCAAACAGACAGAACTTACACGGTGCAGGATTGCATAAGAAAGGATGGTGCTTTGAAAATGTCGGAAGCATATGACGCATTGTTTTGGATTTCGAGCGGTACGATGGGCATTCTGATGAGAGAGAAAACAGGAATCAAGGATAATCGGTACGATACGATAGATGATTTCCGCATCTTCGTTATCAAAGAAGCGCAGAAACTGGATACCCCCAACACAAAATCTTGGTTGGAACTATTCAACAGAATCGACTTTACGAAATATAAGAAAGGATGTGAATGATATGACATCTTACGATACAGAAATCAGATGCAGACTTTATACGCTCCTCGACCGTTACGAGGAACTGGACGGACTTTTTACTTGGGAGTTCATGAACAAAATCGCAGATGAATTTAGGTGGAGCAAATGGGAAAGACTGGATATGAGCATTGATGATGCATTGGAAGAGTATGCGGATGACAATATAGATAAATGGATTCGCCAGTTGAAAGGTAACAACCTCTACAGGGTCAAGGTTGTGCTTGAGTTTGATGTTGAATCCGCAGACAAACTGGATACGGTTGTCAGCAACGTAAAGGAACTGTTCTACGATAAGTCGGTGGAAGATTACGGTGCGATTAAGGATGCTCGTTTAGTGAATGCGGTTGGAAAGGAAGTGGATGAGTGATATGAAACTTGCTGAAAAATTCATACAGTTGCTTCTGAAGTGGAAGATTGTGGAGTTCGTACATGATGATGGCGAACTTTATTTTTGGGAAGAGGAGAAATAAATCATGGGATACTTCAAATGGAAGCCGAGCAAGGCACAAAAAGAAATATTCAAGAATAAGATGTGCGAGATAGAAAAGTTCTGTGAAGAAAACAATATCTCGCACTCTTCTTCTTATGACAGTTACTACTTTGAAATTAAAGGGCAAAAGTATCGTGTCAGTAATCATTCGCCAGAGAGCAGTCCCTACCATTGGGGAAGAGATGCCGACACACGTTATATCAACGCAAGCAAACTCCGCATCATTCAAATCTACATTGATTTGATGTATGGAAGCAAACTGGACGGGCATGGATATGTCATTGAATAAGAAAGGAGAATGAATATGGGCTATAAAATGTCTGACTTTCGTAAAATGTTTGCTGACAAAGTTTCGGAGTATCTCAACAGGGGATATATGTTTAACGAAAGAATTCGTAGTCTTGGCAATGAGGTTGTAAAGGTTGATTTGTTTAAAGGAAACGAATGCGTTCGCGTTGCCATTTTCCGTGAACACGAAAGCAATTGGAAGTCAAGCAACAGATATGACTGGTGGACGCTTGAACACGTTTCAATCGTTGTAGGGAAATATAATGACCCGACAGGATGGAACGATAGGCTTGAAATTGTAGAGAGAAAGGATTTCTATAGCAAGGGCGAACTAAATGATGGGTATTTTGTTGACAATAAAGATGAAGCAATCGAAATGTGCAGGAAACATTTCAGAAGACTTGATGCAAGGCATTTCCATGCGGAAAAAATAATATATTCTGAAGATGTTAAGTCGATTGTGCTTCCGTTCGTCCGCAGACAGCCTAGGTGTGGCAGAAAGAAAGTCGAGGACATTGCTTCCGTTACGAAGTGTTCTATCGATGAATACAACAGGTATATGTATTACAATGTCAGGCTTCATGACGGTAAAAACTTTCAGCTTATAGCTAGATGTAATTGATTAGATGGGGGTGAAATTAAATGACGCTGTTTGAACTTTCAAAAGACCAAGTAAAGGAACTGCGTGAAGATTATCTCACACAGCATTTCAACAGCTTGTCGGAAACGGTCGATGACGTCACGGATGAGATGCTTATCGAGGAATATGGAAGCACAGACTTCTCCAACGATGACTTCATGGCAAAGCCGAGAGAATGTGCTGACAACTATGAGGTGGCTGTCGATTTTGAAGAAACAGAATGGTGTGGCAATTGTGACCACGAGGTTACGTTGCATTGGGATATCCGTGAGAATGGCTTCCGTGCATACTGCCCTTACTGTGGAAAGAGGTTAATGCTTTGCGATGCTTGTATGCATCGTTTTGGGGATATGCATGACAACTGGCAATCATGCAAGAACTGTCTGTTCAAGAATAAAGGATTTGCCAAAGATGATGTGTATGTATGGAACAAAAAATAATTTTCATCTTGGTGTAGTAATCCTCAGATTTGTGACTCTGTATACAGCGAAAGGATAGTGATACAGAATGAAAAATCATGGTCGGTTTCCAATTTGGTTTACTGGAACTCGCAGAACACACTGGAGAGTAGTTTGGCAAAAAGAAGACGGCACATGCTGGTGCAAATGGTACGGGCAGTTGATTGAAATAAACTGGGGTATTGCAATGTTCCGTACTGTTGAAAAGTATTAAAGGATGGTGATGTGAATGCCGAGAAAGAAAAAGACTGAGCCGAAGCAGACCGTCACGCATTCCAAGATGCGAACGCTTAACGAAATACTGGATGAGTTGGAAACATACAGGGCGAAATACGGAAATCGTCCTGTTGTTTCTTTCGGGGAAACAATGGGCGAATACAACGGAAAAACAAATCCTCATGTACTGCACGTTCGTGTAAGTGCGGATGAATGCAAGCCGATTTACTTCGCTTCTACAAACGACAAAGTTAGAAAGGTGGTCGATTAATAATGGGTGCAATTATGGCGTATATTTTCCTGTTCGTGTTGGGGCTTCTGCTTTCATAAATAATGGGGTGCGAAACAATGGTCAAGATAGAACGAAAGAAAAAGACAAAAGAGTTTTATTGGGTGAATCGTGATGAAGGAACATTTTGTATGGACGGAGAAGTACACAACTTATCCGAGTACGATTTGAATGAAGTGTTCCGAGGTTCTTGTTTAAATGATGGGGTTCTGGAGAAGCACTTCCGTGTTATTCAACTGATGCGTGACATCGATGCGGATTGCTACTACACAAAGTACATGGACTTCACGAGTCCAGAAAAGGATTCACAATGTATCCAGTACAGATTCCTGTGCGGTAACGTCTTCGCATTGCACACAACAAAAGAATGCAAGCGGTTTTCCGAATTGCTTTCTCTTGTAGATGATTTCTGTGTGTGCGCTCCGCTTGAAGAGGAACGTGCGAAAGAACATGGTAATCATATCCTATGTGTAGCATTCAGTATCAACAATGTATGGAAGAAAAGTAACCTTGACTACATCCGACAAGAGAGGAAGGAATACAAAGGCAATGACAAAGGCAGATATGATTAAGGTCAAGCGTCACGGAAAGCTTCTCGCAATCGATACGGTATGCGGATGGCAGTACTGGGAATACGATGGCGCATTGTACTCTATCAATTCCGATGGCAATCCAGAACGGATGAGCATCTGGTGTTCGATGAGCAGACTGGATGGTCATCTGCATAGGCTGTGGAGAATCTGTGGGAAAAAGAAATTCACAGAATGTGATGATATGGTAATCGTAGACAAAGAAAGAATGTCCCAGTTCAGTTGGGCATAAGAGAAAGGAGAAAAATAATATGGCAAAGCGTGGATTTAAAGATATATGTGACAAGTTGCAGAAAGCGCATAACATTCTTCTGGAAATTCTTGATGATGTGCAGGAGAAGCGTGACGCAATCGATGACAAGACGATGGAGTACGACAGGGATTATACGGATGCAGAGCAGGAAGCAATGGATGCTCTTGATGAAATCGAATCAAGTGTTGATGATGCTGTCACTTCTATCGAAGAAGCGATGGACGCTTGCGGATATTGAAAGGAGAATAATTCTATGGATAAGCAATACGATGTAAAGATTTTGCTCACAAAAGAAGATGGTTCGACATATGATTACGATGCAACGGTAGAGTTTAGCCACGAGGACAACGACTACGGCAACGGCTATCATATGGGTATTCGGTCGAAAGATGAGCCGTTCGGATTCGGCGTGTATGACATCAGATATGATGTCGAGTTCAGAAAAGACCAAATCCTTGAATGGTTAATGGGTTGGTACGAGAGCAGATTCAATGGCAAGGGCGGAAGATGGGCAATCAAACGCTTCTCTATTGAAGTTAACGGCAATGTGAAAGAAGGGGCGTGATTAGCATGGTGGCTAGAATTTAAACAATGCTTGATATCTGTCAAGCATATTTTTTACCCTATAATAAGACGTATAGTCTTGACGCATACATCACTATATGCTACAATGTTATTAACGAACTAATTAGAAAGGACGGTCAAGCATAAATGTTCAAACGGTTTACTAAGGTAAGCAATCGAACGAAGAAATACGCTGTCGATGGCGGTACATACAGATGGTTGGAGATTGTGGACTTCCTCGCAAAGCTTGAGAACGCAATCGAGGATGGAAGATTGGTTCTTCCGAAAGATGTAGAGGACGAATTGTATGGGAACGAAGAGTAAGACGCTCCAGATGTTTCCGATGAAAGCATTCAGAAAGAATGTAGTCACAAAAACATACCAGTTCGTTGTTACAAGGGAAACAGATTTCAATGAGGAAGCATGGGAACTGATTTATGTAGATGCGGAGAGCCTTGATGTTGCCAAGATAAAGGCAAAAGAACAGGCAGAATCATACGGATACACTTGCGAACCAGATTTCGTAAAGATTGTAAGGGATGCAACACCAGACGAATAGAGAAAAGACATATTGTTTTGGGGGTGAAAAACAATGTTGGATGCGAAACTTTTGAAAGCAAGAGATACCTACCTCAAGAATTGCAGGACAAACGAGATGTCCGAAGGAACGGTAGAAAATTACAACCGTGTTCTCCGTCAGTACATGGATAGCATGGAAAGGAATGGACACACAGAACCTACGATTCAATCCGTTGCGGATTGGAAGTTCGAGTTGATGGATGAGAACTCTCCGTATCATGTCAAGGTAACAACCGCTTCTGGATATATCAATATGCTGTCGGCATTCTTCGACTGGGCAAAAGCGATGGAACTCCTTGAAAAGAATCCTGTCCTGCCCACGCTTAAGCCGTCAAGGAAAGCGGTACGGAATGAGATGAAAAGACCGTATGAACATCCGATGGATGAGATTGATTACGCACACATCGTGTACGGTGAAAGACCGAATCATGCAAAAGGAGAAACTTGGAAGCGCAACAAAGCAATGTACACAGTTCTCCTTACGACAGCGATTCGTAACAGCGAACTCCGCAGTCTCACGCTTGACGATGTCAACTTCGATGACGGATACATTACGATTCGTCACGGCAAAGGAGATAAGATGCGGTATGTTGCGTTCCCGAAAGTCGCACAGGATGCCGTGCAGGAATACTTGGACGATGGATACAGACCCAAAGATATCCCGACCTCTGCCCCGCTCTTCGGTTCTAAAGGAAACCGTTTCGCAGACGGATGGCACGAAATCGACAGGCACACATTGTCTCAGCTTGTCGAGCGTCAAGTGCAGAGAATGACGGGCAAGGATGGAATCCGTTCTCACGCACTCCGTCATGCATCCGCTTCCATTATGTTGGACAAGAATATGTCGATGGAAGAAATTTCCTCTCTGCTTGGGCATGAAAGCGTAGCAACGACTGCCCTGTATGCCCAGAGACTTCGTCCGACTCTGCCGAGCGAACACGCAAACGATGTGTTCGGGTCTATCAAGCCTGTCGGTGCATAACTAAAGCAAGGCTTAATAACGGGATGCTTTCGCAACCGCAATTAAAGAATGCGTCCCCAAATTTAAATAAAGAAAGGAAGTGTTAGAAATGTTAGTTAAGGATTTTGTAGCAATGGATAAGTTTGGTTCTCTCTTCCAAGTTGTTGACGCAACACGAACAGGGTATGTGAGTTACCCCGACCAATGCACCCTCATAACAGGAGACAGGAATGTCGTTTGTAAAGAGTTTGGCGAACACGAAGTCGTAGGAGTAGCTCCTAAAAGCAGACGCGCTTTACTGATTTTCATCAAGTAATATGGAAAGGATGGTACACCACAATGGGAAGATACTTCAAGACATTCCAGACGCAGAAAGAAAGAACAAAATGGATAAGAGAGATGCAGAAAGAGAATCCGAAGTTCTGTGTCTGTTTCTGCGAACCTACAAACAGTTCCGATAAGAAACTCTTTGAAGCAAGCGGTGTCGATACAAACATTATGAAGTACGCTTGCATTTATACATTCGACCATAACGTAGAAAGGGCGGTGTGATTATGGCTATCGATAAAAATGTAATGGGGATGTCACTCCAGATGAACGAGGAGTTCATCACAAATCTTGCAAAGCAGATGGTAAGCGAAAGTATTATGGAAACTCTCGGCGGTGGGAACAAGTTTGTCGAGACAATTGTTGGTGAAATCCTTAAAACAAAAGTTGACCCAAAGAGTGGGAAAGTATCAACTTACTCTGATTCTATACCATACATTCAATGGCTCATCAACAAAGTCATTCGAGATGAACTCGAAGGAACTGTGCAGGAAATCCTTGATGAGAATCGCCCAGAGATTCGTAAAAGAATCAAGAAGGAACTTATGAAGGAAAAGACAATTAATGATTGTTTCAATGCCTTTGCCGAAAGCGTAACAAATTCTATCAGTTCCGTTTGGAGAACGCAGATTGACGTTACGTTCCTTCATAGTAATAACGAATAAGGAAAGGATGTGTGTCTAAGAATGTCCACGAATACATTTGACCGCAAGCTTGAAATAACAGACCCAGAATCAGTCAAGAAACTTACCGAGATTATGGATGGCGAACCGCATCAGATAGTAACTCGAACGGATAATCCGATGGTTACGCTTCCACTACCAGATGCACCAGATGACGCTTATTTGACATTTGATTGCACCGTACAGGTACAAGACAATGTGGAAGAACTTCTAAAAGAGCGTAAAGAACTCCGTGACTTCGTTATATGGGTAGCCGATGAAATCTTCGATGAATACTTCGAGGACAATGCAGGAGCATTCTCCGAGATAGCGTGTCGCAAATTGTACAAACTTGGAATCGTTAAGAGAGATAAGGAGATATGGATATATGAACACAGCGAAGTTGCACAAGATTAAACTCAGAGAAGAGTTCGCAGACGCTGTTCTGTACGGAGATAAAACATTTGAAGTTCGTGAGAACGACAGAGGTTATCAGAAAGATGACCTCGTTCAGTTTGACGTAATCGATAAGTATTATCATGAGTCTGTTTCTCATCCGCTTATGAAAGAAACATATCGCATTACCTATGTCTTGAACGGATGGGGAATCGAACCGAAGTTTGTGGTGTTCAGCATCAAGAATGTGAGGGATGAATTCAATGAGTGATTGCATGACGCAGGAAGATGCGATGAACATGAATAATGAACAAGCTATACAGATACTAAAGCCGATGCAAATGATGATGCGTGACCAACACGGATGCCCTATAAGCGATGCGTATTTTGCGTTGGGAAAGGCGTTGGAAGCGTTGGAAGCGTTTGGTAAAGAACCCAAATGGATACCCGTTAAGTTCCGACCGATGGATAAAGAAGAAAAGCAATATTGGGAAGAGCATTATTCGATGAAGAAGATTCCGTCACGTTCGATTGTCCCATGCCAGAAGGCGGGCAGGAAGTGTGGGTATGCTCCAAATGCGGGAACGTATGGCAGGATACTTGCCAATGGGATGATGGCGGTCTTTATCTCGAAAGCAACGGAGATTGGGAAGATATCGTTGCATGGATGCCGTTTGAAAAACCGAAGCCGTGGAAAGGGGAAGAGGAGTGATAGCATTAGCGTTTTGGGTCATCGGATGGGCAGGGGCTTTCCTGCTCCTTCCGATAGGTCAATGGATTAGCTACAAAAGAGATTGTAAAAAGCATGGGAAAGAACAAGCTGATGAGATTTGGAGAAGGACGAGGTGAAGAAGATGCGTGAATATGTAAGGGTTTATTGTTGCGGAGATTGTATCCATTATAACTGGAAGAAGCATAAATGCAATCTGGGGGCGAGCGAAGAGGGCGATGCAAAAGACCATTTCTATCGTGACTGCCCGTTAGGAATTTGTACGGAAGAAGAAAGAGAGAGCAGACGATGAGCATTCTGATTAAGGGAATGGAGATGCCGAAGAGTTGCCACGAATGTCCGTTGTTGTATGTGACGAGCATTTGTGATGGGTCAAAGGATTGCCCGTTGCAACCGCTTGTGAGGTGTGAAAACTGCAATGAAGAAATGCAGGAAGTAGCTAATAAAGACGCTTTTTATGGAGAAGCGTTAAATGATTAAGGAGAAGGAACATACATGAGCATATTAATTAAGGGTATGAATATGCCGAAGAGTTGTTATGATTGTCCGCTTGCGATGCAAGATTACACCACTTTGTTTGGGAATAATTTTAAGCAGACAAGAAACAGTTATGCGTGTGTACTAACACACAAGGTAATAACAAGCACGAAGCGCAATCGATTCTGCCCTCTCATCATCGTCCCATCGCATGGGAAGTTGATTGATGTGGATAAAGTGTTAGACGAACTTTCGCATAAGCTAGGCATACGAAGTCTCGACTATCTGACTCCAAGTGAACGGGCTATTGTCAGTTGGTTTCGTACCGCTCCCACAATTATAGAAGCGGAGGAGGGCGAGACATGAAAGACAATGAAATCTTTGCCCGTATTGCAAGAGATGTCGCAGATGTCGGGAACAGTATGTTTGGCGTAAGAGACCTAACAATCTGGATGACAAAAGATTTGTTCAATCGGCTTGTCTCGGAACAGTTTGTTCTCCAAAAAGACAGCGCAATGATAACGCTTTTTGGTTGCAAAGTTAAAGTTGTGCTTTTTCCTTGTGCTGGTATGCGATGGATAGTCGGCTACGAGGGGAAAGCAGAGGAGGACGAATGATGAGAACAATGTGCGGTAGTCCTTGCTTACACTACGATTGCTCCAACAGAAACATCTTTGGCTATTGCAAAACAACGGTGTGCATCAATAAACACTACTATCAAGAGGAGCTGTGGGATTTGTCGTCAACAACAAACAAAACCGAGAATGTGATTATAAAACAGCCGACCAACGCTGACCGCATACGGGCTATGAGCGACGAGGAATTGGCAGAGTGGATTAACAAGCACGATTGTCATACGAACCTTTACGGATATGACACTAAAGAAGCTATACTCGACTGGCTGAAACAGGAGGTTTCAGATGAAAAGTGCATGGATGTATGACGGATATACCAAGATTAAAGTCGGAACAGGTAGACATACAAGAATGGTTGAAAAGCACATCTACAAATGTCTGCATTGTGGGTGGAATGTAAGAACAGAACGCACAGAAAAACCACCGCAATACTGCCCAAATTGCCAGAGCGATATGAGAGGTGAAGCGAATGAGGGAAAAGCTATACAAGGCTTCAGATATTATCGGCATTTTAGCGGAAGAGGTAACGGATGCTGAATTATTAAGAGTCATAAAACGGCTGTCTAATATTCCATCTGCCGTGGTAAGGTGCGAGGATTGCAAACACTTTGACCTTGACCACTTTGAGAACGTAAGAGGTATACCGCTTATCGTGGCACACGAAATTTGTAACAGATGGGGTAACGGATGCAAGACGGATTCAAACGGCTTCTGTTTCTTAGGTGATAGGGGGAGCGATTAATATGAGTGAACTAAAACCTTGCCCATTTTGCGGTGGAGTTGGGAAGGTCAGTTTCAAAGACTATAAGTTTTATGGTCGAAACGGTTTTGGCGATAAGAAAATTAAATATCGAATACAAGTCATATGTAACAGGTGTCATTCAAGAGGAAAACCAATTATAACAGATTGGTTAATCAATCCCAATCCGTATATAAGCAAATGGGGGAACTGCGGAGATGGAACATCACAAGAAGGTTCAAAGCAGACATCTATGTTTAAGCCATATGTCGAGCAAGCAATCGAAGCATGGAACAGGAGAGCGAACGATGAAATACTTGGTTGTAACGAAAAACTATAATAAAGAGCTGTTTTCGGCAATAGATATAGACGATTTGCTGTTGTTTTTAGCACAGTATTTCGGGAATGATAAACGTAAACCAGTTCTGCGATGTGGAATTAATGGTTGCAACACGATTGATGAAAAGGTCGAAATGTATAATGCGCTTACTTACTTTGACGATGATAAGATAAAGCAGATTTATGAAATAGGAGAACATATATATGGAGAAGCGAATGATGGATAAATACGAAAAGATTGTATGGGCATTGCGTGAATGCTGTGGTGATGGAAGCGATGAAGCCCAGTTTTGCGACTGCGATTCGTGTCCGTATAAAGAGTATATCGAGGAACATGATTGCTACACCGATTATACAAAATGCGGAGACAAGGTTGGCAGAGATGCCGCCGATGCAATCGAAGAACTTGTGCAACTTTGTGCAAACTTGCACGAAGAACTTGTGCAAACTCGCACAAACCTTACACTTATGGACGGATGTGATTGCTTGGATGGCGTTGCCAATGCCGTGGAACAAGAAAGGAGGCTCTGAATGATACATCATTATCTGACAACATATTATGAAGATGGGAAACGGTATGCTGAAGCTTGGATGCAGTTCAATATCTTCGGTCTGTGCTTTTGTTTCTCTAAGAGAAGAAAGGAAATATGAGCGATGCAGACGAATGAAGCAATTGACGTTCTGCGGGAGCATGAAGGGAAATGGTTGATGGCTACAGAGATGGCTATCTCCGCATTGGAGAGAAATGTCCCAAAGAAACCTGTGGAAACGAAGAAATATGCCGACCTGTATCTTGGGTTCTGCCCAATCTGTATGGATGGTAGCAATTCTAAGTTTAACTATTGTTGTAAATGCGGACAAAGATTGGATTGGGGAGAGGGGAATCAAGATGTATAGAGAAGAAATGAAGCCTTGTCCTTTCTGCGGTGGGAAACCAGAACTCATACCGCTTCTTGCTAATGAATGTTTTATCAAATGCAAGAAGTGCAAGATAGAACAGGGTAACATATATCACAGTAAGAAATCCGCTATAACAGCATGGAACAGGAGAAAATCAGATGGCGATGTGCAGTAAAGAAGAACCCTGTGTCGCAAAGACGAACTGGGGATACTGTAGGCTGAAGGGAACACGGATAGAACGCAACACAAAGGAGATAGAGATGGCGAAAGGGAAATACAAAGTCAAGTTTGCTTGGAAAAAGTTTGAGCATCAGTTCCTTATTGTTCCGACAATCGGAATAATTACCTATAATCAAGCCGAATGGGATTGGTACGAATACATCCCATCCTTTGCAGTATCTTTTGCGTGGCTGTGCTTTGGATTCAAGATAGAACTGGATGCATTGTCGGCATTCGCAGACGGTCTTCCCTGTCACCGCAGAGAAACCATGCTGAACGTAGAAGTTAAGAACTGAAACATGAAAAAAAGGAGTATAAATATATGAAACAGTTTCTTGCAGAGCATCTTTCAACGTGGGCGGGTATGTTTTGCCTTGCTATGTACATTTTCAAGAACAATATCTGGTGGGCAATCGGCTTCATTGCAATGTTCCTTGTCAATACATTCTTCCGTCTGTATAAACACGCCCAGTTCACCGTATTCACACAGAAACAGCGTGAAGAGTTCGAGCGAGAGTGTGCGGCTTCTTCCGCACGGCAAATGACAGGCAAATAACAGTCAAGTAAACTGGGCTTAATAAAGATTTCTAAGCTATTTAATATATTCATGCGTAAAGTTATAGGTCTAAGCAGTTAAAACGCATGAGAAATCTTAATAAGGAGAATATGCACTGGTCAAGAAGATGTTCACCCCGTGTTTTTCTTTTGTACGGAAACGTGTAGTCAAATAGCCGTCAAATAAAACAAGAGACGCTATGCAAAAACATAACGTCTCCTAAGATTATATCAGCACGTGGCTGTATAATAACTGCCAATTGCCTGTCTATACGTCCTAGGATGTCATATAGATAACGGGACTTACTGTTGGCATACTTGTTTCTTCGTAATGATTATAACGGGTTCGCCGTCATCGCTCAAGAAAACGCTCATAGTGTCACAAGATAGAGGAAGTCTCCTCGACCGCTTCTGCTGTTGCCGTAACAATATCCTTGTATATATGTTGCTCCACCCGCCACAAATGAAACATTATTGTAGGTGTTGTATCTGCCGACCGAGTTTGTAGAACCAGTATTCTGATACTGCGAATCGTTCACATACAATCTCCATCTGCAATAGGTAATGTAGTTACCGCTTCCCGCTGTGTTCATATTACTGGTTGCCAACACATAGATATTCCCAGTAAATGACTTCTTGCAGTAGAACTGCCTAGATGTCGAATCATACGAAAAGTATTCTGGGTTGAAGCTTTCTTTAACATTCGTTGACGGTATCGTGTATGTGCTTCCGCTCATTTGACCGTAGAATGCAAGAACTGGCAACCCTGTTAAATCTGTTAAAGAAGCCTGTGGTACGTTAATAATTCCTGTCATATCTTTAAGCTGTTGCGGTCATAAAGAAACCGCATTGTGTTCCGCACGTTCCGCTACCGTCAATCGTTACCGTCATTACGAACGTATCTCCTGCCTTAAAACTCGCAGTCGCAGACGATGTTCCGCTACCAGTTGCTGTAACTGTCCCGCTTACTATCGTTGTTGTTGTGCCAGACGATGTCTTCTTAAAAGAATAATCTACGCTTCGACCAGAACCGCCAGAACCCTGTCTATAGCTTCCCTTTCCGTATACAACAATATCGGCAGAGAAGTCTTTCAGTACAGTAAACGTGCCAGACGAATAGGATAAGTAATCATGGGCATATCCGTAAACCGTATTGTTCCATGTCGCAGATGACGTAGTGGATTCTCTCCCGTAATAGCAAATCAACCCTTCAAAATTCAAGCCACCTAGCGGAATAAATCCAGTTGCCATACATTATTGCTCCTGCGGTTCGTCTTCTGGAATTACTATCCTGTTATCTACTGCGCTGTCACGAACCATTCCATTCGCATCTATAACCATGCATTGCACATAATCAATCGTTGGCACATGACCGTATCCATATGCTCCAAGGTATGCGTGGAAGCCTTGACGAGCGGCTTCAAGCGTTTCGTGTACAACGACTCCTTTCGTGTATACCCCATCTGTTGACCTTTGAACTTGCACAAGAAAAAACATATCATCTCTCTCCCCTATTAATTATCTTTCTTTATTAGCAAAACATTCGCTGTTGTCGCTGACGAACACGTTCCGTTTAGAACAAGAGAACCGCTCGATGTTGTCCAGTTAATCTGTGAAGTAATAGCTGACGGATTCGCAAACACACAGTTTGCGACAACATGGTCTGCCGTAATGCTTGCATCCGTGACAGTAGCAAAGTCTCCTGTCGTTGCTGAACACGCAACACTTGCAAAGTACAAATTACTGCTTGAAGAACTGGATGCTGTTTCGGCATTTGTCCATATCCTTATCTCTCCATTTGAATAGTAATATATTGGATGCTCAACGGTTAAATTTATATTTGTAGCGTTATATGCCATGCCTAAGAAGATATAGACTTTCCCGTCTTCACTACTTGGCAATGATTGCGTATACCCATCCATTTTTACCCCGCCGCCAGTTTGCGGAGTGCATTGCAGGTATACTGGCGCAGGATAGTTTAGCGTTAAAGCAGAACCAGTTGTATTAAATGAATAACCCAACAGCAACGCATATTGTTGATAAAGAACCCCATTAGCAATATTGCTCCCCGCCGTCTGTGTCCCATTAGCGGTGCAATATAAAATCGCACCAAACGGGTCAATCGTTCTTGTGTTTGGTGTCCTAGCCGCCGTTGCGTTAGTAGCTGTAGATGTGTTTGCGGGTACTAAGCTTTCGCCGTCAAGAGATGTAAACCACAATCTGTACCTATATCCAGTATCGGCGGCTGTAAGCCCATAATAAAACGGGCGCAAATAGATTGTGTCTGTAGAATCAAATCCTTTGTAACAAACCCAACAACCACCCGAAACTCTTGTCGAGTCATAAATAAACATCATTGTATAGTTGATGTTAAATATTGTAGATTCTGCTGTTGCCGCCGCCAGATTGTTATAAACAGGCTTCGCACCAAGTCCATTAATATTGATAGTGAATCCCGCCGCCGATGTTACAACACCGTTCTTTAAAACGACACACACGCCATCATAATAGGAATCTAATCCATCAATAGTTGCCGTGAATACAGTAGAAGTACTTGTGCTATCAACTGCACCATAAAGAACCCCGTTTGACATCGTTGCGTTCCCGTTAGCAACTGGAGAATTAGCATACGTTGCAGTTCCTGTTGCTTGTACTCCAGACGCTAAATGAAAAGACTTTCCAGACACAACGTCTTCTGCTGTAGCAGTATCTCCAGTTAAATCTATAATTGTATCGTTGCCGTATACTACTTTATTGACAGCCATATATGCGTTCTCCTTATGACGGAGCAACAGTACCGATTGTTACAGTCTTACCACCCGCCGCATTATCTGTTTCCGTGTACGCAATTGCGTTAACAGTTACTTGCGTATAGTAATCGTAATCGCCATCACCAGACGGTAAATATGTCTTTGCCGTTGTGTATGGAGTTACAGTTTTTGCCGTTGCCTTTTGGTCACCAGAACCAGTATATGTTCCTATTACACCAAGAATCGGAACGCCGTTCCTAATATTCCCCGCAATTATCTTTGCCTGTTCCGTAGAATCGATACTAACCGTCCCAGTACCGTCATGGTATCCGTTCTGAATCGTGTATGTCCCCGCAACTGTTGAAATCGTACCCGATACCGAACCACGATTCGGCATTGTGCCAGTCAGTTCAACACCATTCTTATACGCTGTCTTTCCTGCAAGGATTTCAGCCGCTGTAGCTGTCGCATCGGAAGTATCCGCATCGTAAGTACACGTTCCTGTGCTTGTTGCACCGCTTGGAAGATGAAATATCTTCCCTTCTAATACATCGGACGCTGTTACGTCATCGCCTGTTAGGTCAATAAGCGTCTGATTGCCGAATATAACCTTATTGATAGCCATATCTATCAGTTATCTCCCTTATCCTATAGTTGCGGTTTCCCCGCCCTTAATATTGCTGACTTCCGTCAGAGGTATAGACAATACAGTTACGTCATCGTCCATAACAAGGTTCTGCGTTTCCATTGTCTGTTCATATGTTCTTGGTGTTGCGCTGTAAGACCCCATATAATGCTCGTATTCACCGCCGCCGCCCGTAGAAGAGACGATATCTCCCTTCCACATAGCTACCATCGTGGACTGGTTGCTTCCCATCCATATGCACCATACGGCATCTCCGACAGATGCATCGGATAGCGATGATGCGTATGGAATACGCATTTCATAGTCATCAAAAGCGTCCTTAACCCCTATCTTTCCGTCAGACGGGGCAGACGATACCATATACAGTTTCGACCGCATACAGTTGTCTGTCATCCGCTTCGTAACGGACTCGATAATAGGGGTTAAGTTCTTCGCTATCTTTACTGCTTCTGCGTTAGTGTTCATTGCACCTTATTTCTTGGCTGTCGGTTCTTTCTTCTGAAGAAGCTGAACGATATTGTCGTATGTTCCGTTCGCCGCTACCGTAACAACGATTGCATTAACGAAAGCGATGCATACAGACTCTGCCGTCAGACCTACCGTGAAGTGTGTACCAAGGATAATCCCGACAAGTGCCACAACATAGGCAATTACTTGAACAGGAATCTTTTTGAACCACTCCCACTCAATCTGTTTTACAAACTGAGTCACCATCGTTACGAGAAGTGTCGCTCCTGCGTTAGTCGCAAGGTATTCCCAAGTAAAAAATCCTTCCATTTCTATCCATTCCTTTCTTATGTTATGAAGCCAATCTAATTCCCATGCCGCCAGTTATATACCCAGAAGTGCTTCCGTGGCATCTATACTGGACTGTGTCTCCTGCGCTTAATGAAACCGTAACAGACGCAAATGTATTTGTACTTGTTGGTGCTGACCTCGTCCAAGTTCCTACAGTAGTTCCGTTCACACGCACCTCGCACGTTCCAGTATTCGATGACCCAGTATTCTGGTTATACATCTGGTTCATAAACGGGTCTATAACCACGTTACACCCCTGTAACGCAGTAAAAACTCCGTCTGCATATGAAAAATAATCATTGTTATAGACAACACGCAAATAGTTGTCTGGCGTTATCCATGCATTAGCCGTAGAACCATGCCCCATATACACGGCAATCGGAGCATCCGTCATATCTGCTCCTGCGCCATATGCTGATACATTCGTAATTCCTATCATGTTGACCTCATCGTAATCATGAATCCCGCATCGACCAGATAAGTGTTCACAGTATGCGCCGCAGTAATCCGAACCGTGTCTCCTGCCTTAAAAGAATATGAAAACGCATCTGGTGTTCCATTCCCCGTATATGTGATTGTCCCAGAACTTACAGTAGTCGTTCTCACTAGAAACGTATATGTAAGCGGGAAATTGCCGCTACCTCCAGACGAACCATTTCTCGTTCCGCTTCCGACAATCCTCACGTTGCCAGTAAAGTCTTTTAAAACGGTAAAAACACCACCGCTGTAAGAGAAATAGTCGTGGCTATACGCATAGCTTGCGTTTGTTGCGGGGATTCCGTCCGCTCCTGCGGCTCTTCTGCCCCAATACCAACAGACAACATCCCCAGAAGACAGCCCCGTATTTACTGGATTCATTCCGTTCGTCTTCCCTAGCATCTGTTGCTCTCCTTACTTATGTACAAGGATAGAAACGATATTCGGTGTCGTGGTATTGTCTTTTGCCCAGATATATACGTTATCTGAACCGCAATCGCACACAGGGCTGAACACACCAGACGTTGCGGATACGACATCGTACACGACTTCTGCAAACATAGACGATGTCACTCCCGAACAAGAGATAGCGTACCGATAAGGATAATCGCTATTCGGGTCTACTGCCGTATTCGGGTTGTTTGTCGGAGAAGGAATCGTGGGAGACGTAAACTTCAATACGGTAGTGATGTTATCATCCAATGCTTCCCCGTCTACCGTTCTTGTAACAGGAACAGCCCCGATATTCGCAGGAGTCGGATACGGATGAACGTGGTCTGCCCTTGAAAGATTGCTTGCAGTACCCGCACTAGCTGTAGAAGCCAACGGTAAAGCCGCTGTATCACTCGCTGTTCCCGTACCGTCTGTTCCGAATCTGGAAACCGTATAAATCTGAATCGGACTGCTGTTCTGGAAAGTAATTGTCGTTCTAACCCACAAATAACTGCCTTGCGGAACAGTCGGAACAGAAGAAGACCATGCTCCAGTCGGTACGTTTGTCCCACTTGTCCCCACTTGGTACTCAATTTCTTGAGAAGTAATGGTCGGTGGGCTTCCTGTGCTTCCCGTGTCTCCTTTATCTCCCTTATCTCCCTTAGAGACAAGCAATCCCCAAAATTCTCCCGCAACAGGGGTAACACCCTGTACGGGTTGCAAGGCAATGAACGCAGAGCCACCGTAAGTTACGACATCAAGCCTAGAATAAGACGTAGAAGGGGAATATACCCCTTTCGGTGTCATCATTACCTTGCCTAAATTGACAGTTGTTGCCATTTCTTAATATTCCCCTCTATATATTCTTGATTTATCCCTTATCGCTCTCATCTGGTATGTCGTTCTTGGCTAACTCATCGTACTTATGCGATGCAACCTCTACGACACCCTTCTTTACCGTTTCCACGCTCTTAATCGCCGCCATAGACAGCAATTCTACGCTCGTAAAATCGAACCATTTCTGTATAAGCGTGTCGGAAACCTCATCCCCGTAGTAACTCAAGAACAAAACAGCAAGTGCGAACACGATATTCAGCACGATAACGAGTACAACTATCTTCTTGCTGTATCTCGGCTGTTTTTCTGCTGATTCCGCATTTACTTCACCAGTTCCGTGTACTGTGGCTTCCCTGTTATGCATCCTCTGCCCCTCGGTGTCTCTATCCAGTACCATCCCGTGTCCTCATCCGTCTCAAGATAGGGTAATTTATCCCCTCTGTGCGCTGTAATGCCGATTTTAGGATAAATCGTACCCGCTCCCGTCCGAATAATGACAGAACCACCCTTAACAAGCACATACGGTGGCTTGACCGTAATCGGCTCTTCACTTCCATTCGTCAGAACCATCATCGTATGCCCGTTCCCGACATACACATCGCCAACTTGTGCATAATTGTCGGAATTTGTATGCTTTGAGTCCGTAAATTTCTCGAATTTACCCGTCTGCATGAACGATTTGACAATGCTCCCCGTATAACCGCTCGGAGCATGGTTCAGACCCGCAAAGATATAGCACGAAACAACGAGAGAAGAACAATCGAAATCACCTTTCCCCTTGGAGATAGCCATTTCAGCAGTACTTCCTGCTCGAATATAGGATTCTATGGATTTGTACCCTGTCCAACGATTAGGTTGGCTGTATCCGTAGTTGCGATTGTCGCAAATCAAGCGCATATATCGTGCCGCCCTCTCTGCCATACTCTTATCCTTGCAACGAAGTACGGTATGCCACCCGTTTGTACGGACATAGAACTTCCTTGTCGCTATTTCTTTGCCTGTCTGGTCACCCGCAATAGCACCGTCAACTCCGATGCCACCGTTTTCGTCCATAACAGCGTGTCCTATTGTGACTGCCATGTTCTATAATCCTTTCCGCAGTATCCCGTCATGCTAATATCCCTAATTGTCTTATATTATAGCATAAAATTAAAGGGATAATCTCTGCAATTCTTCATATTCCTTTATGTCTACAATCTGTAATGCCTGTTCCATCGGGAGAAACATCTTAAATCTCTTCTCCTCTCCCGTCATTCTGTACAATTTATTCCAGTAATAGACGTTTGCAAGGCTTCTCGCCCTGTGCATCCAACAAATGTTCTTGTCCCGTTTGTTCATCGTGCCATACTTCTGGTAACACCATGCCGTACAACACCCACATCCAGTACCTATCGAGCAGTAGAAGCACTCATCATCCGACATTGTTCTCCTGTCTATGCTTGCCATCTCATCACGAAGACGCTGATGCTCATGCTCCTTGTATATGCCGTTGAAGCAGTCCCCTATCACAACAGGCTTTTGCTCTCCGTTCAGCGACATCTCCATATATCGGATACAAGGATACGCTTTGCCGTCTACATCAAAGGACAGCATCTGCCCCGAACCACCGCAATATGTGCTAAGTTCATGCTCTGATTGCGGGCGAAAAGAGAACTCTTGGAAGATATTTGTCTCGTAAATATGCTTGTCATCGTCAAGCATATAGTCGGCAATCTGCTTCAGCTGACGATAATACTCTTTCGCTTCCTCTACTGTCCATTCATGCTCATAAATAGGATTTGCGTTGATTTCTGTGTACCCACGCTCCGCAAAATACTGTACTGTCTTATGAAAATGCGGCAGATTCTCTGGGGAAATCGTGACTTTTGTGCCTAAATAGCGGTCAAATCTCTCCGTATAATCGAGAAGAGCCTTGTTTGCTTCTTCCCAACTACCGCTACCATCCGCATGAACACGGCAGGAATCGTGCATCTCCTTATCTCCGTCCACCGTAACAGAGAACGATAATCTGCTCCCAAATCTCTCCAAAAATCTCTGCACAGACGGGTCAAAATAGCACACTCCGTTACTCGTAATAGAGATTCTGAAGTATTCTGCCCAGATATGCTTCCGTTCTATCGCCTTTCTCCAGAAATAATCGCAAGTATCGTAGATTAAATCTGCCGCAAGCAACGGTTCTCCACCGATGAACTCCAAAACAAGAGCCGTTGTGTTCTTGTTAATGAAACCATTCGGGTCATCCTCGTCATACATCTCGAACAGATAGTCTACGATGCGTTTTGCCGTATCCAGAGACATAAAACGCTTCCCTTTATGCGTTTCGTAGCAGTATTTGCATTGCAGATTGCACGAATCCGTCACGACAAACGTGACATTTCTCGTCTGTGCTATACCAAGAGGATTCTCTGGATGCAATTCCGATACCATTTCGTTGTATTGACGCACGATATCTTCACTCTCCAAGAACGAACTTCATCTGCTTCGTATCGAACAGGAACTCATACCCATGCGGCTTGTTTCTTATGCTTTCTGGGCAGTATTTCTTGTCCATCTCGTCCTTGAGCATCTCCAGTTCTACCCATCTCGTCTCGACAACATCGATATAATGCTGAAGAATATCCCAGTTTACGTCCTTATCCTTCATAAGAAACGCAATGTTATCTCTTCCCGCCTGTTGTTCGTAAAACTTCCTCTCTACAAGCAGACTGTCCTGCTCATCGATATCTACGATTCCCGCTTTAATCTCCAATTTAATTGCCATAATGGTTTTCTTTCCTCTCCCGTAGTTTTATCTTGCCTGTACGCCGCAAGTGCTTGTGCAATCTGTGCTACAAGTTCCCTTGCAACTCCCCTTGCACCCTTGCAAACATCCTGTATAACAAGTTTTAATACAGTTTGTTTTGCAAGAGCCTTGGCAAGTCGTGTCACACGCACTTATACAATCAAACGAGCATACGCCGCCGCACCCGCTTGAGCAAGCATTGCCGCATCCAGAACATCCAGTACAGCTTCCAGTACAGCTTCCAGAACATCCCTTGCATCCAGACCCGCATCCAGTTACGCACAGCCCCGAACAAGACGATTTGCAGTCTGTCGTACTGCTTGTAACCTTATATCCTTCCGCTGTTGTAAGGAACGTGCCGAGTGCATCTATAGCCTTAATAACATCGCCAGAAGCCACTTCGGATATACCCGTGTCATTTATTGCATTGAGCGGTATTGCAATCTTATTAACGTGTTCTGGCAAGACCGCGCCACCTTCTGTAGGCTGTACTTCGTAGTCGTATGCAGAAGAACCGTAGGATACAAGCGTTCCCTTGTACTTCCTGCGGAGCATTTCCGCTTTTACCCTTGCTTTGAGAGCAATGAACTCTTCCGCAAGATATCTGTTCCCAACTGTTAATGCCATATCACGTTCGTCTCCTTATGCAAAGACTCCGCAAATCTTATGCCATTCTCCCTCGTAGTAATAGGACAGCGTACTGTCTTCTGGATTTATCCACAGCATAGTCGTATCGGTAGGCTGTGATGTCTGAATAACAAATCTTGAGTTTGTAAGACCAAGTGCCGCCCTTGCCGCTTCCTGTGTTGTTGCTCCTGTACCGCCGCAACTAATAGGGAGTGTGCCGAACTGCGGATTCCCAGACTCTGTCGCAAACACCGCTCCCGTTCCCGTCAAAGCCTGTACAGGATTCGTCCCTTGTCCTTCAAGAAGACCGCCTTGTGTAAGCGTGGTAGCACCCGTACCACCATTTTCGACAGCCATAAGTTCGACAGCGTTCGACAAATCGTTAAGGTTATCGGCATCTATCGGCGGGACGGAGTCGTTATTCCATTGTGGATTTACATATGCCATATATCTGTTTACCTTTCCTTATATTAAGCGTTTGCCATGCTCTTTAACGAGTCTGACAATGAAGTAACGGTCGCAATCGGGAAGTCGGATATCGATGTCGCAGATATCGTCATCTCTCCCGTCTGACCTATCGGTATCGTAAAGCCGTTGATAAGGTGCTTTTCGTATGGATTCCCTTGTTTATCTGGTCTTCGGATAAGAACAAGGCTGTTTTCCGTAAGGTGGAACATCTGCTGAGAAGATATCGAAATTGATTTCTTCAATACCGTATTCCTCTTGAGTTCAAACTCTGCCAAGTCCATGCAAACTTGGTTCGTATAGTATCCTGCCTTACTCTGCCTGTCCGTCTTCAGCCCGATGATATTGATATTTGTATCCGAACGTGGGTCAAAGTTCTGCGCTCTTCCCCCGACAACAGCATATCCATCGTTCAAAGCCTGTCCTACACGGATAATATCGTTCTTAACCTCGCTTGCGAGAATCGTATAGGTTGCTCCCAAGAACTGCTGTTCGCTTGTCGAGAACTCCCATTGCAACGGCTTATCTGTATCTAGGATATCGTCCTGCGAAGCATCAACTCTCAACGCTCCGTATGCATCGTATCCTATCCATCCCGCAATCATCTCGTTTAATCCTAACAAAACGTCTGCGTATGTGTCTCCTTCTGAGTCAAATCGTGCCGTGTAAGGAGAACGGACAAGCGAAGCAAACGAACCGTCTGGAAGCTTCTGAATCTTGTCGTTGTAATAGTCCGTAAACACAGGCGGTGTCGTATCTATCGGGATTCCGTTACCGCTGTCTATCTGCAATATCCCGCTCATCGCTTCAAAGATATTGGAATTAACAGGACATTCGTATGTCCCTTCAAACTGACCGCCTAATGTCCCGTCCAGAACTGCCCATTTATCGACAAGAGACAGCGTAGTCGTGTTCTCATTCGGTCGCAGAGATTCCTGCGGGTCTTTGATATAAAACACCCCTTGAGGAAGCAGATACGGCAATCCGTTTGGCAACTGTACCCCCATCAGCAAACGAACTTTTGTGCCTATCCACACGTTGTTCACGTTGTACGAGAACAAATCGTTGACATTTGCAAGCTGAATAGAAGCCGTTCTTCGCATACCGTTCTGCAAATTCACAGACAGACTCCCACCGTTCTGAATAAAGGTCTTATCCCTTTGCGATATGGAATTATCGTCTATTACGAACGCAACAGTATTGTCGGGCTGAAGAAACTCTAGCCGTGTCCGTTTACGAAAATTCGTTTTTAATGTCTGTAAATACAGTTCCCAATCGGTTTTCGGCATGACGGATTAATTCTCCTCTGCAACCTCTTTCTTCTTCTTGCTCTGCTTCTTGACCTTCTGAATCTCCTTGATATTCGGATGATACGGAGCAAACATCTGCCCCTCTACAGTCTCAAAAAACTTGCCGTTGAACTTGGAAATCGTGAACTCACGACCGCTCCACAGAATCAACTTATCGCCTTTCTTTACATTGGTGTCTACCATATCCTCTTATCCTTGTCCTTTCCTTAAACTACTACAGTTAAGTATCCATCATTCGTAATGGTCGCATCCAATACTTGCAGGAATCCTGTTCCAATCTCAAGCAGATTCCCTTCCGTGCTGAGTACCAACGAAGACCCTTCGTATCCGTCTGGCACACTCCAATACAGGCATCCGTCATCGATATCCACATCGACAGAGGTCAGATACAGATTATCTTTCTCCCACAAATCATCGGACGGGAGCAGGATTATAGAAGCCTGTTTCGCATCCGCAACCTCTACCCACGGGAACGACATCTGAATCGGAATAACTGCGCTTCTATCATTTACCGTCATTGAGATAGACCCGTTCACATCTATCTGCCACAGCGCACCCTTTGCATCACGCAGGAATTTCGGGTTCGTACTTGTAGACAATGCCATGATTTTATCCGCAAGTTCCCATGTGTCTGAATAGGAATTGTTCGAGCAATCTCCTATCAACGCTGTCAACGTACCAGATTTGTAATTGAGAGAAGACGGCTGTACAATCGGATACCTCGTAAAGTTCTGCAACACGCTCACATTGCTGTTGTTGCTGATGCTTCCCGCATCTACGTTTCCTGCAACAATAAAGCTTTGCAGTACATGATAGAAGCCATCATCCTGCAATTCGCACTCCATAAGTGTATACGTTCCGAACTGCGGAGTTACAGGATTCGACACATATGGGGCGGCAACATATGTTTCTTGACCACGCAGGAAGACATAATAGACATAGGTCGTTCTGCTCTTTACTCCGTAGTCTCTGAACACAAGGAAGTCTTGAGATAAGTCCGCAATATGTCGGAGAATCTTTTCATTTGATGCCTGTCTGTATATCGAAGCACCGTACAGGCTGTCTCCGTTACCGCCATTTACATCGGCAACAAGATTCCTGTCGTTGAACGTAGCAATCAAGAAAGTCTGTGCATCGTACATCGGCTCATACCAACTGCCGCCCATCAAGTTATCGATTGTAGTCTCGGTAAGCGTACCGCTGTACAACCAGATATAGTCGCAGTTCTGCTGTCCGTTCAGCTTAATAGCCGATACGTTGTCCTGCGTATAAGACACTTCCGCATCCCATACATTGATAACTTGAGATATCGGTGTAGGATACAGCGTAGTATCTGGATACAAATCCGTAGCGGGGAATAAACCGCCTGTATAGGTGACTTGTTTGAGATAAAAGTGTGTCGGTGTCAACGCACATACGAGCCAGTCGTTTGCTTTCAGCGTGAACGACCGTGTATATAGAACCGTATCACCCTGTTTCAGCGTTGCTCCTGTCGGAGTAACATTCAGAACAACCGACTCACCTTCCGTCTGAAGTTCCCAAACATCCAGACCGCCCGTTATATCCGTTCTCTGCCCTCTCCATGCAAAAGACCAAGGCTTTGCGAAAGAGAGTGGTACATCGCTTGTGCTGTCCCAAGTCGCAATCGCTCCCGCAGGAAGACGAAGTATCCCGTCTCCGTAGGTTTCGGTGTATCCCTCGTTAATCCATCCTTCCAGAACAGTCCTGTTAATCCAAGATATCTGTACATAAGGAGCATTCAGCTGTCTGCACACGGTAACAAGACCTTCGGAGTCTGCTGTCGGATACGATACCGCAAACGATACCCAACCAGTATCTGCCTGTACTCCGTTCTCCGTCTGTACAACCAACCGTACCGAATATGTATTACCATCCAGAAGCCCATCGTAGGACAGGCTGAGAAGATTCGTATACAGAAAGCCCGTATCTACGAGCATATTGTCTGTATCTGCTTCGTTCCGTAAGAACCATTCTACCCAAGCAAGCGTATCGCCCTGTGCCTGTTGATATGTCGCAGTTATGTCGATGCTTCTTGTCGTATACGGATTTGCAATCGGAGTTATCGCAACCGTAGGTGTCGAACGTGTAATGAAAACACTTGAAGACAACTGCTTTGTACATCCAGAAACGAGCGTAATAGAGAACTTGTCTCCTGCACTCGGTGTCTTTGATACAGAGATACCGTAATCGGACAGCGATACATACATACCGTTGTAATACCATCCCGCAAGTTCGTCCGTCTCCGTATTAGCGTCCCGATACTCGAACGTGTACTTCCCGCTGAACGGGAATTTCTGCTCTATTGTCGGGATATTTGCCGTTATCCCAACAAGCGAACCGACTGCTGTATAGGTAAGCGAACCCGCTTGATAATCTACTGTAATCGTGTTCCCGCTTGCAGGAGTTCCCGTTATCGTGATACCGCAGTCAGCTAAGTTAATCGTACTTCCGCTGTATAGCCAATTCGTCCCATCGTAGATTATGTTATACTTGCCTGTCTCGGATACTTGAGATTCCCATGTGTTGACATCGATACTTGCGGATTCAATTCCCGCAACGACCGAAACGTCTATCTTTGGAGACACAAACGCAGTTTCTCCGACCGTATATTCGACAGTAATAACATCTCCGTTCGCCGCAGTACCGCTGAAGGAGATACCGTATTCTGATATCGTGACATTGCTTCCAGACAGCTTCCAGTTCGTTCCGTCATAAGAAAACACATATGTACCGTTTGCTGAAACTTTAGCTTTCCATGTCGTTTCGTCTACCGCAACATCGTAAATATCCCCTTTTGCTGTCGCAGTCGCTATGCCTACAACGTATGAAACATCGATAGCGTCTCCGCTTGCAGGAGTTCCGCTTGCAGATATTCCGTATGTTGAAAGAGACACGGAAGAACCGTTGTACATCCAGTCCATTCCGTCATACTCGAAATGATACGACCCGTCTTCCGTTATCGCACCCGACCAAGTCGGCTTTGAAATCGTGACACCGCTTACCGTTCCCGTTGCGCTGTACGAGGAGACATCTCCCGTGCCATCCCATTGCGTAATCGTAATCTTGTATCCGTTCTCATATCCGTTTACTATACCGACACTCGCAAGAGTTGCCGCAGATATCGTATCAGCTTCAAACGTCTGGACATTCCCCTTGTTATCTGTAGGCGAGAACGCAGGAGACACCGCAATCTTCCCTGTCGAATATACAAGCGTACTCAGCGCATCGTTCTGTGCGATATCGATTTTATAAGCAGTCATCGGACTTCCCGAAAACTGCCACTTCACATCCAATCCGTTCGTAACATCTACGACTCCGCTTCCTGTACCAGACAGGGTGGACGGTATTATGTTTGTAGGTTGACTAATCATATCTTCGTCTGTGTCTCCTATATTAGTTGCAGTAAATCGGTAGCACCGAAAGCACTTCGGACAACGGTTTATTCAGCATATCCGAACCGACTTTCATGCCGTTGATTATGATGTTATGGCTATCAGTATTGCTCGTATTGAACCCCATCCTGCTCTGCGGTTTGTCCATCATCGCCGACATCCCGAACATCCTTTCGAGCGAAGAAGTGAAGTCCGCAAACTGCTGACTCCGTTTCGGTGAAAGGATTGCATTCGACAATTTGCCGTTCAACACGACCTCGTCTGCCTTTGTAGCCTTGAACATATATCCAAGACCGTTCGCAATGCCGCCCGAATCGTAAGAATCCAAAGCCGTTCCGTTCGACAAAGCGGTAATAAGGTTAAGCAAGTCTCCGATAACTCCTTCAACATTGCCTGTCAGACCGCCCGCTTTGCTCTTCATCATCCGTTTCAGAACCTTCTCGATATTTACATCCTTCTTGCCGTCTATCGCTTTCTGAATATCATCCTTCAGTTCGCTCCACACATCTTCAAGATAGTCGTACTGCGCTTGGAGATAATCCTTTTGCTTTTCAGCAAGGTCTTCCTGCGCTTTCAGAATGTCTTTCTGGTCTGCCATCCATTCCCATTGCCCTGTCTCCGCATTAAAGTACCGAACCGTTCTCTCTGTCTGAGCGTTGATAAGTTCCTGCTCTGCTTCGAGCAAATCCATCCTTGCTTCTTCAAGCTTGGTCGCTTTTTCGGATACTTCCTTCCCGTATTGCAGATAGAACAATTCCGCATCTATCGCTTCAAGTTGCTTGTCAAGTGCGTCCCCCGCCTTTTCGAGCAAGTCTTCCATATATTGCTGAAGTTTCTCCCACCAGTCTCCAGAAGAAGCAGAGCCTTTACCACCAATGCCAGCAATCTTCTTGCTACGGTCAGCAAGCCCTGCCCCAGATGGTACTGTTCCATAATAGTGGTGAGGAACTTCTAAATAATCTTGAGCAAAAAGTTTCCTCGTTTCAGTAGCATTATGAATAACAGCACCTTTTGGCAGAGAAATAAGTGCAGGTCTACCGCCATTAACAAAGAACGATTTCCCACCAGTCTCGATAAGTTCTGGATTAAACCCGCCTTTTTCATCGTTTACCCAAGTAAGACCGCCCTTAAAACTACTCGTTCCTGTTGCGGAATGCCCTTCTCCATATCCTTCTCCGCCACCTTCGCCGCCTTCGCCGCCAACGCCATAAGAGGCGATGAAGTTCAAATAATATGTCTTCGCCGCACTTTCTGCCGTGCTAACAATGCCACCTATTTCGGTTTTAACATCATCGGCATTAGTAGAGAATTTTAGCTTCTTTTCTTCGGCTACCTTCTTCTCTAGGTCATCAATCTGATTGATAAGTCCTTGTAATGCGGCTACATCAACGCTTGGGTCATAAACGCCTGTTGCCTGTTGCATCGAAAGAATTGCAGTGGCACTTACTTCAAGTGCGTTCGCAACCTTGAGCAATTGCTCTGGGTCATCAGTTATCGCAAAATCAAAACCGCCGTCAGCGTTTTTCTTTACAGCCGCAAGACCGTCCGCAACTTTATACCAACCATCCGCCGTTTTTTCAACACCTTTAGCGTTTGATATGAGGTCAAACAGACCACGCCCCATGCTCTTCTCGCTGAAGACATCTTTCAATTCTTTTGCGTGTTTTAAAATGTCTTCTCCAGATTTGCCTTGTACATAATCCGCACCAAAAAGAAGCTTTGCCCCCTCTTGAAATGCGTTAGAACCAAAATACCCCTTGTCCCCCGCTTCGACCATCTTGTCGAAAGCATCCGACATGGTTTGGAAATTGTCGTCCTTTTCACCGCCAGAACTTAATGCATTCTTATATGCTTCTAAAGCGTTCTTTGCTTTATTTGCCGCATCCGCATTTTCATCAAGGCTTCCAGTAGCGTCCTCAACATTGCTTGCAAATTCTGGGAACATTGCGTCCAGAACTTCTAATTTCGCCGCCAGAAGTTCTTGGTCTTTAATCGTATCTTGTAGATTCTTCCGATACGCATCAAATTCTTCCTGCGTATCTAGAAGCCCCCACTTTTGGTCACCCCTTAGGATTTCTTGTTCTTCTGCTTTCCATCTGTTTCGCCTTGATTCCCGTGCGGCATCTACTTGTGGTTTCAAGAACCCCGCCGCAGACAAGAGGCTCATATATTCCTTTGAATTATATATCTCTCTTCTCTGCTCTACCCCTAAAGTCCTTGCGGATTGTTGTACCTCTTCAATCGCCGTGTGAATTGCGTCATAATACTTGATAATGCCATCATCAGACCAATCAGCGGCTTCCCACATTCCTTCTCTTACTACAGCCGCACCAGACAAAGCATCATGTATAATATTCGAGACTTCTGGATTCTTTGACAGATAGGATTGCACATATTTAACAGCGGCTTTCTTTTGCCGTTCAAATAAATATTGCGTTTCCAAATTCTCCGCTGTACGGGTTTCAGCCTCAACAGCCTCGCCTACGTTCGCCTTAATTTTCTCCGCTGTTAACTGCCCATATTTCCCGACAAGAGAATCAACTGCTGACGCTTCATACCCAAGCGCAACTGCTAATTGCCTAGATGCTTCCGCTTGTTCCTTTGAACCATCCGTTGCTTTTTGATATGCGCTGTATAGTTCAACAACCTTAGATGTTTCTTCTGCGGATTTCTGAGCGTTCTCCATAGAAGCATCTGCCGCTTCTTGAATAGACTGCCTATACTTTTGGACGGCAATAACTGTTGCTGTTATTGCGGCTGTAATTCCAGCAAGCACAAGC